ATGACTTTTGCTGGCACTGGCAGTTTTTTGGCATCGTTAACGCGACCCGATCGGGTGGGCTTGCTCACCCAACGGGTTCAGGATCTTCCGGTTGCGGAATTTGTTTGCCTCCTGGACTTCATCACAGCGGAGTTTCAGCAGTTTTTGCGCGCCTTTGATTTGGTCAATAATGCGGCGCTCGAAAGCATCTTGGAGCAAATTCTCGATGCCTTGACCCTCAAAATTGGGCTGATTTTGCAGGCGGAACGCACCACCATTTTTCTGCTGGATCCCGATCGCGCGGAACTCTGGGCCCGGCCCAATGGCGATCAAGTGCCTGAGTCCGATGAAATTCGGATTCCGCTGAACGTGGGCATTACGGGCCGATCGGCTGCCACGGGTGAAGTGGTGAACATGGCCAATGTGCAGCAGGCGGCGGGGTTTGAGCTGGCCTTTGATGGTCTGGGCGATCGCCCCACGGAGGCCTTGCTCTGTATGCCCATCCGCAGCACCGATGGGGCCGTGGTGGCCGTGGTGCAACTGCTGAACAAAACCACTGCGCCGGCCTTTGACCGCGAAGATGAGGCCCGCTTTCGGGAATTTGCAGAATCGATCGGGATCATTCTGGAAAGTTGCCAATCTTTTTATCAGGCGGCTCGCAACCAACGCGGGGTGGCGGCGCTGCTGAAGGTCACCACCCTGTTTGCCCAAACGGGCCTGGAGTTGGATCGGGTTTTGCAGGCGGTGATGGCGGAAGCCCGCGACTTTATGCAGGCGGAATATGGCACGCTGTACCGGCTCGATCGGGACACGGGCCGGCTGCGCACCACCTTTGCAGACGGGCGATCGTTGGAGGTGTCGAGCGATCGGGGTTTGGTGGGCCATGTGGTGCGCAAGGGACAGCCCCTGAACCTGAGCTATGCCCCTTCCCACGAAGATTTTGATGCCCTGCTCGATCGCCCCCATGGCCTGAACACTCGCAATGCCCTCTGCTTGCCGATCTTTGACCCCTCGGGGCAACTGATTGGCGTGAGTCAACTGCTCAACCGCAAACAGGGCAACTTCACCGCTTCCGATGAAGCCTTCATGCGGGCCTTTAACACCCAGGCCGGCATTGCCCTGGAAAACGCCCGTCTCTTTGACAGCGTACTCACGGAACAGCAGTACCAAAAAGACATCCTGCGCAGCCTGTCCAATGGCGTAATTTCCACCGACCTGCAAGGGCGAGTGGTGACAATCAACGAAGCCGCCTTGGAACTGCTGGGTTGTCCGGTACGGCGGGATGGGATGGCGGGCCGCCGCAGCATCCAAACCATTTGGGAACAGCAACTCCTGAAACGGCCCGTGTGGGAAATTATCCCGATCGAGTCCTTGGAAACGCGCTTGAAAGACAGCCTCAGCACTGGCGCACGCCATCGGGTTCCTGAGCAGGCCCTGCGGGTCGGGCGCTACTTCAGCCCCCAAGAGGGAACCGTCTGGGTTGTGCCCCAGGGCAACAATCAAGTGCGGCTATGGAACGATCCGGCCCGCCCGCTGGAGTATCTGAATCCCGATGATATGCAACTGTTCGATCGCAACGTCAACCTAGCCGTGAATCCCCTGACGGATTTGGATGGCAAAGTGCGGGGCGGTTTGGTGGTGTTAGAAGACATCAGCCGCGAACAACGACTCAAAGCCACCATGTCTCGCTACATGACCCCCGAAGTGGCCGAACGGGCCGTGGAACTGGGGGCAGACATGCTGACCGGTGAGCGCAAGGATGTGACGATCCTGTTTTGCGATATCCGGGGCTACACCAGCTTGGCCGAGGCCCTGGATGCCACGGAGGTGGTGGCCCTGCTGAATCAATATTTTGAAACCATGGTGGAGGCCATTTTCGATCGCAAGGGAACGCTCGATAAGTTCATTGGCGATGCGCTGATGGCGGTCTTTGGTGCGCCGTTGCCCCTCGAAGAGGATCACGCCTGGCTAGCGGTGCTGACGGCTTTGGATATGCGCGATCGCCTGAAAGTGTTTAACCGAGCCTTGGTGGCCACTGATCGACCGCCCCTTCGGGTTGGCATCGGCATCAGCTCCGGCGAAGTGATTGTGGGCAACATCGGTTCCCGACGGCGCATGGACTACACCGCGATCGGGGATGCCGTGAACGTCAGCTCCCGCCTGGAAGGGCTAACCAAAGAATATGGCTGTGACATCATCCTCAGCGAAGCCACCTACGAGCGCTGTGCCGATCGGCTCTGGGTGCGCGAACTCGATCGGGTACGGGTGAAAGGCCGCACCAAACCAATTCGCATCTTTGAACTGATTGGCGATCGCGCCCGTCCCCTCTCCTTTGAAGATGAAACCTTCCTGGAGCAATACGAACTGGGCAAAGAAGCCTTTAACCGCTTCCATTTCCACAAAGCCATGGTGCATTTTGCCGCCGCCCAACAACTGCGGCCCCATGATCATTCCGTGAAACTCCATATAGAACGGGCAACCCAGTATCTGGATTGCCCGCCCCCGGAATATTGGGATGGGGTGTTTAATACGCCGGGAGTTTGACGCTCTCATCCACCCAAAGCCAATGATTTCAAGGGCTTTCAGGAATTTAACCCCTCCACTTTCCTGTCGTAACTTGTGGATATTTGGGGATATCCTGATGCTGATTGAGCATTTTTTGAGCATCATGGCGACGAAAGGCAGTGTGACAGTTTGGGAACAGCGCGGCCGGTTGCATCTAAGGTTTCGCCACCAGGGCAAGCAACACCGTCCGGCGTTGGGGTTAGGGAATACCCCGGTTGATTGGGCGGTGGCCAGATCGATTGCAGCCAGGATCGAAGGGGATTTGAAGACGGGAAATTTTGACCCCACATTGGCAAAATACGGGATTGGATTGCAGCACTCGGGTGGGGTGTTGACGGCCCGGGCCCTAATCGAGCGATATTGCAAATCACAGAAGGATCGACTTGACCCAGGTAGCCTCAAAAAGTACCAGGCAATCTTGGCTGATTTGGATCGGGCGGGGTTGGCTGAAACAGACAGCAGACAACTCACTCGGGATGACGGTGCGAAGCTGATTCGGTCAATGGGCGGTCGACTGGCTTTGATTACGGTACGCCACCGGATTGAATCGCTGGCCACTGTTTGGCGCTGGGGAGTTGAACAGGGTTTGGTGGGATCCGTCCCTTGGGTGGTCAAAGATGTGAGGGGGATTGCACCGCAACCGCCCAAGCCGTTCAGCCTAGAAGAGATTCGCTTAATCGCTAATTGGCTTGATGAGCATCAAAGCCCCGCCGCTGGATTTTTCCGGTTTCAGATTGGGACGGGTTGCCGCACAGGGGAAGTGATTGGGCTGCTGTGGCGGCATGTTTCCGATGATTGCCGACAGGTTTGGATCGGAGAAGCGGTCGTGGGACGGGTGCGAAAATCTGTGAAAAATCGCAAGCCCCGATTAATTACGTTGCCGCCATCCCTTCAGAAGTGGTTAGCAGAATATCGGAAGGCTCGCGGCAAAATTGACCCGGTTTTCCCCGATCCGCAAGGGAGAGCCTGGACGGCCAGCCAACTAAATTGGTATTGGCGCAAACCGTTCACAGCATTGGACATTCCCTACCGCCGTCCTTACGTGACTCGGAAAACATTAATTTCCCACCTACTTCAGCACGGAAAAAGCCCCGTGGAAATTGCCAATTCCATGGGGCATTCAGTGAAAACGCTCTTTACCTATTACGCCGATTTAGTTGGCAATCCTGAGCTAATCGACTTGCTTGATTGATAGGCCAGCACCCAAGCCTGATGGGCATTTGGGTCGTGATTTCTCCAGTGATTGAGAGCGGTTAAGTTGTATTCAGCCGCCGCTGTCCTACTCACCCCAGCCCGCCAATGAACCCCTTCAATCCAGCCCTTGTAAATTGGAGAATTTGGGTTGCGCCATCGTGCCAAGGTTTCGGGTCGGGCGTTCAGAAGGTCGGCGGCGACGTATTTATCAACCCATTTTGCGGCCGTAGACGACGGAAAGGACTTCAGCATAGATTGCGTGGGCGGTTTCGCGTTCGTAGTAATCGAAAAAATTGTCGAAATCTTGGCAGATTGCACCCGCTAACTTCACGGCATTTTCTGACGGATTGCCAGACACTCCGTAGCCAATTTTTGTAACCAGAATTGACCCGCTCGCTTCCGAGAGATTAATGCATTGCCCGTAGATTTTTACCCTCATGATTCACCCCTAAAAAAGTCTTCGAGAATCTTGGCTGATTCGAGTACCCGATCATCGTCGGTTAGGCGAGATGCCACCGCCAATCCGTCACGGGCGCACTCTAGCAATCGCGCATAGCTAACTCGAATCGAGTCGGATTTGTTGAGCGCAAACGTCAGCTCATCAATGCGTTTTTGAAGGTCGGCAATTTCGCGGTCTCGAACAATGGAATGCATGGCACTATTGGGTGAAATGGATGAAGACAGGAAGGGAATAGACGGGAGGGCTACGAGATTGCATCAGACTCCTTTCGGCGTTCTCCAATTTCGCCACGGTAATACGAATAAACTCTCTCGTCTTCATCCCAAAACTCTTCGATGTTTTCGCGGAAATACCGATAGCATTCAGGACAAAGAACGTCCTCAGAGAAGCCGCCGTCTCCGATTCCACTCATCTTGAAAAGCTCGCTACCGACAGGTAGGCGGATTCCGCAACCGTCGCAACGCCAGTCCTTTCGACAGGACTTGATGTGCTTATCAGGGAAGCTCCACATTTACGCCACCGCCGAAACATCAATAGTCTGATACTGAGGGGAGCCGACCGCGAATTTTGATTGCAGCTCTTTCTCTTCAAGCTTGGCTTTAAAATGCTTCTCCCAGCCGTGCTTATACCCGAGAACCCGGCGCAATAACCCACACTCTTCAAGGGATGCATCAGGGAAAAATTCTTCAAAGCGGTAGGCAACCCACATCCTCTTGTACCCACGCTTGTTGCAGGTTCCCACCCATGATGCGAGGGATAGCGCAATCCTTGCACCCCGATCCGTGGACACATCGACAAACTTGAGAATCCCCAAATCTAATTCAGCCTGGACAAATTCATCGCGCACTTTTTCTTCGCGCTCTTTGCGTTCTCGCTTTTCCTTTGCCTCAAAGGTTTCGATACCCTTGAGTGTCCAGATTCGCTCCTGTTCAGGGAGTCCGTGATTTAGCCAGTTTTCGGTATGGTCAATCAAGATTGAATCAACCTTGTCCGGGTGCAATCGCATTGCCCGTCCAATAATCTGCAACCACAGGGCAAGGCTCACGGTTGGGCGTAGACATTGGATTGCTTCCACAATGGGAATATCGGTTCCTTCCGTGAGAACCCCAACATTAATTAACACGGGATAGGCGCGTTTCGTGAATCGAGAAATCATATTTTCCCGATCTTTTTCGCCCGTCTTTCCTGTTAGCAATTCCGCCCCAATTCCCGCATCACGGTATTCCTTCAGGACGCTTTCGCCTGATTCGATTGAGGGCACAAATACGAGGGTTGACTTCCCATTGGCGTACTCTTGCCAGGTCGGGACTACTTCCCCCAAAACCTTATCGACGCGCTCAGTCAACTCGCCTTCTAAGTAGTCGCCACCTTTGCGAGACCTGGCTCCCTTCATGTCAATCCGAGCGGACGGATCAGGAGCCAGTACCCGAACGGGACACAGATAGCCCCGTGCCAGCATTTCCGCAACGGACGGGCCGCAAACCAGCACATCGAAAAGGTCATCGAACCCACTGCCATCAGTGCGGCATGGGGTGGCCGTGACTCCCAAGACAAAGGCGCTGGGGTAATGGCTCAAAATATCCCGGTACGTTTTGGCGCTGGCGTGATGCGCTTCATCAATAATGACCAACCCGGCCGCGGGCTTAGCCCGCTTGGCCAAGGTCTGAACCGAGGCCACTTGCACCGGGGCTAACGGGCTTGGGTGGATGCCTGACTTGATCATCCCGACCCCAACACGGCGGCCAAGAGCGTCAAAGATTTTGCCGTGAGCCTGACGGATTAGTTCAGTCCGGTGGGCCAGAACCAACACGCCCTCACCCCGACTAACGAATTCGTTCACGATGCCTGCGAAGAGGATCGTCTTACCCCCGGCTGTGGGGAGTTGGGCCATTACGCGGCGGTGTTGCTCCCATGAGCGATAGATGCCCGTGATCAGAGCTTTCTGGTAATCCCGCAGCTCAAACGCTTGGGGGCGGATGGCGACCGGGATTGACGAGGCAGCGTTCAGGGGTTGCCAGCGGTTGGCGACCGTCTCGACTTGGGGGGTAAAAAGCAATCCGGTCATCACAGTGCCACCCCCGTCAAGTCGAAATTGGCTACCAACAATTCGGATCCCTTGGATCGTGAGCCGCTGATGCCACCTGCCATCCCGTAGGTTTTGACCCAAGGGCGTTGATAAAAATCGGCAAACAGCGTCCGGGTTTGATCGGTGTTTTCAACCGTCATCAGCCATCGGCACGGCACACGATCAAGATGGGTGCGTAGCTGCTCATGGCGATAGGCCGTATGCAGCTCACCACGGAATCCATAGAGTCTGGACTTGGCCGCATTTTCATAGGGCGGGTCGAGGAATAGCGCGTCCCGTGCCGTCAGGTGAGGCAACACATCCGCATAGTCCTGCTGGCTAGCGTTAAACCGGGCCCGGTCAACGTGGATCGCACCCAAAGCAGAACGCAGCCGATTGATTGCGTTTTGGTTGAACCGGGATCCGTCAGACGGGCCGGCCCCATCGATCACACCACCAACGGTTAGACGGTTCCGAACCCAAAGGCGGGCCCCTTCAATAACCGGGTCTGACTCTGGGCGTTCCAGCGCGGATAAGATCGCCGCCACCGGAACCCCTGAATCGAGCTGGCGCAACCAATACTCACAGAGGGACAGCAGTTGAACGTGATTGGATACGGCAGAGACCCAAAACGGGCCCGTGTGGAGATCGTTGATCCAAACCCTTCCACCACCCGAAAAAGCAGCCAGGGATAGAGAGCCACCACCGCCAAACAGGTCAACGAAATAGCCGGAGGGGATGCCCAGGATTTTGACCAGATTCCCCGCCTCGCGGGATTTTCCGCCTGGATATCGAAAGATGGGCTTGAGGATTGAGAATGTCGCCATGGTGATGAGGTTTTATAGTTCAAGTATTGTCAGATTAACAGTCAGAGTATGAAGCGTCAATACTCTGACTACAAAATCACTCATCAGCGAAAGGCACTACGCATCCCCTTGCTACCCAGGTCTGAACACCTGAAGAGGATTGAACGCAGGCAAACGATAGATCGGGAGACCACGCGATCAAGGTCTGATAAAGCCTTGCTCCCTGGATCACGGCCACCACGGGGCTGTTGAGGGGGATGGGGAAAATGGATTGAGGTTCAGGCGTGACGGGTTCAGATTGAACGGATTCAGCCGCAACGGGTTCAGTCGTGACGGGTTCAGACTCTTCGGTTTCGGTGCTTTGGTTGGGTGCGCTCAACTCAACGTCTGAGGCGAGAGACTTGGCCAGTTCGAGGGGAAGTAGGACACAACGCCCCGGAACCGTGCCCACCTTGACCGTGGCATCACCGTCCTGAGTTTTGCGACGGTAGTGGAGAGATGCGTCGCGGGATTCATGGAAGCGAGCCGTCCCGCGCCGTGAGCCACCGGCTTGCTCAATCGCCTGGGTGATGGTTTCCCGGCTGTAAACCGGGTTGAAGCGATCCTCGATCTCGGGCCAGACCGATGCCATATTCACGGCCAACCATTTTTGGCCATCCTTAGTGGTGTGGGGTGTGGCATTCCAACGGCCAACCCGGTCATTGGACTTCAGGGCTGATAGTTGGGAGATGAACAGTCGCAACGGGTCGCCTGCTTTGTCAGCATCGTTATAGAGGGGGATGAGGGTGTTGTCGATGTAGGCATCGATAACTAACTCATCAGCCCCACCCAAGCGGCATAAAGCTTTGGCGTACCAGCCCACCAGGGCCAGGTTATGGGCAACCCGAGAGTGAGCGTCGGGCAACTTACCCCGCAAAGTGTTCGCGTATTCGGAGATTGCGGCTTTCGGGTAGCCAAGAGCGATAATTTGCCCCAATCCGCCGGATGCACCGATTAGGGCTTCGCGCATCGCATCCCATCCATCACCATTGACCGGCTCTTTCGGAAAGGGAACCTGAAGGATCCGGCTCAACGCGGCGGGGTGCGATTCACCGATGGCGTGATTGGACGTGGCCATGATTGGTGAGTGTGGCTTCTGGGTCTTGCCCGTGACGGATCGGGTCAGTGCGTTAAACCAGCCTTTCAGCAGTTCGTCAACATTCGGATCATTCCGATCCGGGTCATCTAGGCAGAAGGCCAACCCGTGGCGGCGGTCGCCTTCGGTGTAAATCTGGGGAACCGAGGCCCTGGCAATCATGCCGCAATCCTGCTGTCCTACCAGGGCCAACGCAGCCTCAGCAGTCACGGACTTGGAAACACCAGCCGACCCAATCGCGTTCAGGATCGGAAAAAATCCTTCCTGCTCTTGAATCGTGTCGAAATGCACCCCGGCGGCTACGAACCCACCCAAGAACAGGGCTTGGGCGAATCCTGTAGGGCCAAAGTAGCCAGCCAGTCCATTGATCCAGTCAGGGATGGCGGTGTCAGACGGCTTGGCAATGGACGGCTCTTTGAGGGAAGTGGTCTCACCCGCCTCGTTTAACCGAAACTCATTCGTATAAACCCATTTCGAGCGCTCACGGAATTGGCCATCAACGGTGTATTCGATGCCACCCGGAAAGACCCAAGACCCATCGGACTGGCGACCGATACCGCTCACCATTCGATAGAGCTGGCCGCCGCGCTCCCGATACTCAATCTGACGGTTAGCGAGTAGACCTTGCCACTCTTGGGTGGTCAAGGTAGACGCGAACCAGCGGCCCGCGCCGCGAGTCAGTGTGGCGTAAATCGACCGGGCATCGTTCGAGGATTCGGCGGGCAAGGTCACGACCCGGCTCACATCCTCGCCTTCACGCTGAAATCGAAGCCGCAACCCCGCACCGTACTGGCCAGGGTCGGCTTCGATTTCAGCCTCAACCTGAAAGTCAAAGTTGGCATTGGGGCGAAACCGCTTGGGTGGTTCCATCCCTTCTGCCCACTCGCCGGCCGCCTTCATCCGAGCGAGTTCGGTTTTGTCCACAACCCACCGGCCCAATTGGCCCTGATGGGAGATAGGCGCATCCCATAAAAGCGACTTGCCCTTGACGGGATCAGCCTCATCCGAAACGGCGGTGTATTGCTCCCAAGTCAGGATGGGAGCCTTTAAAAATTCATCAATCCCGACCTCGTCAGGGTCGTCGCCACTGACCTTGGCAAATTGGCCCCACCACCGAACCGTCAACGCCCGGCCGTGGGAAGCCAGCAGGTCAGCCAACTTGCTCATCTGCCGTGAAACGTGGGGATTTTTGATCGCGCCTGAATCAGGGGAGAGGGTGATGGTCGCATTAGCAGGCAAGTGCTGCAACAGATTGACCCATTGAGTTTCGGCAGAGGCCCAATTGGAGCCACCCGCGCCGATTACCAGCCAATCGATTTTGCCTTCAGCCCAAACCCGCTGGGCAATGGTCGCTGATTTGAGCGCCCCTTCGGAGACTTCCACATGGGTGATCGCGTTCCCCTCGGTCTCAGGATGCCGCCATAAAAATAGGGGTAATTCGCCGCCAAACTCTTTCAGTCCGGCGTTTTCGTTGCGGGAAATCCACACATACTTACGGCCCTCAACGGATTCGTCGGGCTTGACCTGAAACCCTGCAATCTTGCCCTTGACCACAGCACTGATCGCCAATCCATCGTTGCCGGTGGCACGGTTGCGGCCAAAACCAGCCAGGTTCTTGGGGTGATTCTGATAAGGCGTTCCCACCTTCCAAGACCGGAGCCACCCAAGGGACTCAAAATAATCCACCATCGCCTCAGACCAGCCGCGCCGAATCAGTTCGGAACGATGGGCAGTGGTCAGCGCTTGAGCGGATAGAAGCTTGGGGCTGAAGTAGACCTTGTGCCGATCGGCTAACGGAACCAATGAATCGAGATGGGCCCGCGTTGCGGCTTCCCGTTCCGCCTGCATCCGAGCGATTTCTTCCGGGTCGCGCTGGGATGGCTTTGAATCCCACTGGTTAAGGAAAATTTGAAACCCGTGGGAATCCTCGCCAACATGCCCCCAACCGGACGGGGCTTGAGCGTTCCCACGGCAGTGAACTTGACGGCGGCCATCATTGCGGTCGGTAGCCTCACGGCACTCGGATGTTGCACCGCAGATCGGGCAAGGGGTTGTACGGGTGAAAACTTTGAAAGTAGCAGTCGCCATGGTTGTGTCCCTCTCTAGATGGATGCGATGAAGTGAGCGAAATCAACGGAGGCGACCCGATCCGAGAGAGTGCCGGAATCGGAAGAGTGCCACACACGATCCGCGATCCAAAGAGAGGGAGTCTTACCCTCGGCGGCGGCTCTTTTTTTGAGCCGTCCCCAAGTACGAGAGTCCGAAATCAACCGCTTTTGCAGCGCTGCTAGACAGGTAACAGGAAGCATAGGACAATAAAACCGCTATACTGGTCTTGCCGTTATCTTATCAAAACTTGTTAGGGAACGGCAAGCTTTTCTTTAAAAATCAGGGGAAACGTAATGACGGATTACGATTCAAGGTTTTGGGACGCGATGGACTACCTACTTGAGGTCTATGGCAATCAAGTAGGTGCTGCTGAGGCCATGAGAATCAATCGCGCGTCGTTTTATCAAATTCGCAAAGGCGAAACGGCTCCGACCTCTCGCCATGCGGCCTTGCTGGCCGTGGCATTAGACCTGCCGGTGGATTTGATCGACACTTATTTGGCCGGACGGTTATCGCTCGATGACATCAAAAACGCCCATGGGCGCATCGTCGAGACGCTGGTGAGTCAGATCCGGTCTCTCCCCTTTGATCAACAGCTCAGAATTATTCATGAAGTCACCAGAACTCAAAACGAGTCATAATAGATATTTGTGGCTAGAGTCGAAGGCATCATGCTCACGAAAGAGAGAGAGAACGAACCGATTGACTGGCCCCCCGATCAAGTGGCGAAATTGAGAGACTTGATCGCGTGGCTCGCTACCCGCCCACCCTCTGATCTGTTCCGAGCGATTTACGAGCTGTCGAAAGTGCATCTCCCCTGATTTTTCCCGCCGGCCTTGCGCCGGTTTTTTTATGCCAGGGACACTGCCGTGGCCGCACTGATAGATGAATTTACTGGCGACCAGTGGACAACCGCATAGACCGAATCAACCGGGATATCGGCCCGGTCAATCGAACCCAGGATTTCCACCCGATCAAGGGAAATCCTGGGTTCAAAGTTTCGGAGCGCGTTCACGCATTCCCTCACCAGCAACAACCGCACTTCTGCCAACGGGCGGTCAATCAGTCGGTAAATATCCGTCGCGAACTCGGGACGCAACGGGTCACTCCCTTTGGGCGTGGTCAGGATGATTCGGATGCTTTGGGCTAACTCATCCAAATCCGTCAGGACTTGGCCAAGGGTGTCGCCTTGGTTGGTGGCATTGCCCAACCGCTGCAACCGAGCCGATTGGTATTGGGCGGTAATCGCAGGGTAGGGCGTGGATGGCGTGGCGATGATCGGCATGGGGTGACGGATGAGCCAACCCCCTCACCATCGCACCAGTCCCAATGGGGTGACGGTTAACGACGATGGCCGCTAATTTTTGCCGCCCAACAGGGGTGTATCAACGGAGTGGCGGTACTTTCAGCTTTTTATAGCCATCGACAATGCAGGGCAACAGGCGACAGGTACAGTCTCAAGCCCTTACCCCACAAGACTTTTGGGTTTCGTTCAAGAGTCTGTAACCACTTGAGGGTCGATTTGGCTCATCAGCAAAATTTCCAAAATTTTAGGCAGGTGTCGCTGAAACTCTTGCCCTACATACATTCCAGCCCCTACCTTTCCATGGGGTCATAGGCAGATGCCAAAATTTTAGGCAGATAAGACAAACTGATAATCCTGAAAGGTTTTGCTTATCTGCCTAAAATTTCAAGCCCTATTCCAGATTCTTAGGAAGGGTAGAGGCTGAAATGCCCACCCAATAAGGAATACAGAGACACCTGCCCAAAATTCCAAAAAAATCCCTTTATACGCATTTCCTTCTTTTAGTGGTTACAGATATATATAGGGGCACTGAAAGGTATGTGGGGTAAGGGTTTCAGAGCGTATCCAATGGTTGTTAATGGGTGGCGATGGGTGGCTATGAGAGCCTAGAATCCTTATGGGATGGTGGATACACCCTTGTTTACCCCTCTGCCTCGAACGGATTTATGAGGGTTTGGGGTCGGGTTAACCCTGATGATTCGGTCTTGGGTGGCAGAGTAGGGGGGTGATGACCTCGGTATTACCGACATCGCCCCTCGGTATTACCTGCAAATCTCGCAGGGTCTGGCCACAAAAAAGCCAGCCCGTGATGAGCTGGCCTGTGCCTGTCGATTGTGGGGTTTAGTACGGGAAGAACAGCGCCTCTCGAATGTCGTGAATTACCCGCCCAACGTTGAAGTCATGAGCATCGGGGTTGAATCGGATGAATGAGCAGTGCAGCGCTTCGGTGATTTCCCGCTGACGAACCGCATCCGCGCGGTGCTTGCCCCGGTGTCCGTTTTCGTCGCACTCCACAGCCACCCGACCGCGCGGGAAATACAGATCAATCCGGTAGGAGAGGATGGGGAATTGGTGAATGGGCGTTTGATCGGCTAGCGCGGCCGCGATGATGCGAATGCACTCAGCTTCCTTGGGTGGGGCATAAGCCACGTCGATCCCAAGCGCATAGGCAAGGTCTTGGGCTTTGGGGCTGCGGCTGGTGGTGATCAGCTTCTTGAGTCCGGCGGTGTTGATGACATTGGTTTTTTGAGGGCCCCCCGCAATGCCAGCAACGCGCTCTTTGCCCTTCATCCATTTCTCTAGTCGAGACAAGGACTGAGACGTGTTGTCCAGCCCTAGAGCCGCACACACATCTTTAGCAACGAACCAAGTCCCATCGGGCGCGTCAATTGCCCGGATTTCTCGACAACCGAAAGGTATAGTAAACATGGTTCACGCCCCTCCTACGGGCTGAATCATTGCCGCTTGGGAACTTCCGATTCCTAGGCGGCTTCGCTTTTAAATAATACGTCAGCTCACAAGCGAAACCGGACGCACGGTTAACCCGCGCGATCCATCCCCCGATGGCACGATGGGAGCATCACCCCACCCCCACCCCCATGACCCGATACCGCACCTACACCACCCGAGACGGTGATCGGCTTGACCTAATCGCCCATGCGGCCTATGGGTCATCCGATCGGCTTCATGTGTTGGCGCGGGCCAACCCGTCGCTGCTGCCATTGCCCCCGGCGATCCTTCCAAGGGGACTGACCCTGATCATCCCTGAGTTACCCGAACCCGAACCCGTAACGACTTCGATCAAACCGCCATGGCTGTAGACTCCCTAGCCCCCAAAGTCTGGTTCAAGCTGGTGATGCAAGGCCGCGACATCACCGAAGACATTGCAGCGCTATGCACCCGCCTGGAAGTCAGCGCATCGGTAGAAGGTGAGTCAGACACGCTAGACGTTGACCTCTACGACCCGGACGCATGGTTGGTGGCGGGGCGATTCCTGAATGATTGGTTCCCGCCCTTGGGTGCTTCCCTGGAGTGCTCCATTGGCTACGAGGGCGGAGGCTCCCTGCCGGTCACGCGGTACGAGTTGGATGAGCCGACTGGCACGATATCGGCCACATCAGGGGAGTCCTTAAGGCTGTCCTGCAAATCCACGCCGATCACCCAACCGGCCAATACCAAAGGATCGAAGGAATACGAAAAGACCACGCTCGACAAAATTGCCGCTGACGTGGCCAAGCGCACGGGATTGGAGCTGAAAGGCAAGGTCAAGCCCGTGGTGATTGATCGGGTATCGCAGAAGGATGAAACGCCCCTGGAATTTCTGAAACGGATTTCAGAGAAGCATGGGCTGATCATGAAGGTTCAGGACGCGAAATTCATTGTCTTCTGGGATTTGGAGGATCTGGATTCCCAGCCGGCCGCATTCACCCTTAACCGATCCGAGTTGACCAACGCCACTTGGAAACGCACCAGCACTGAGAAATACGATTCAGCAGAGTTGACCTACACCGACCCGCAATCGGGCAAGACATTCAGGGCGACGGTGAAAGCGTCTGAGGTGAGCGGGGAGAAATCGGAGCCGTCTGAGGGGGATACGGCCAAGCCCGACAAGTCCAAACCGCCTGAAGGGGAGAAGAAGACCGCCAACGTACTCAAAATTTCGGAGCCGGTCGGGTCTGATGATGAGGCCAAGCGGGTCGCGAAGGAAAAACTACGGCGGGCCAATGCCAATGAAGTCGAGTGGCAAATTGACGTGATTGGCGATCCTCGGATTCAGGCGGGTGTGATGTTTGAGTTGTTGGGTGTTGGCAGGTTGTCGGGCAACTACCTGATCCAGGAATGCCGCCATTCAGTTGAGGGGCGTTCGGGATGGAAGACTAACTTTCGATGCGAGCGACGGTTGGGGTCAGGGGCCAAGCCGTTGGATGCTGGACGGTTCGATACGGATGGGTAATGAATGGCACGGGATGGAATCGAACCATCGCCTTGCGGCCCTACCCTAAAGTTGTTCACTATACGGGGCTATGGGTCTCACGAGCTACCTGGCTGCTCTACCGTGCTGTTGACATGATAGCCCAAAGCAGAACCGCGTCCCACTGGAGAGAGCGGGACGCGGTTCGGAATATTTAACGCCTAACGGCAATCTGAGGGATGGATGCGATAACGCCTTACGGGTGCTGTGCAACCCCCGCCAAGGGGTACAGCTAAGATGGTGGCATCCCCTACCCGATCTGTCAAGTGCCTAAGACCAAAACCCAGCAGAGAGCAGCCAGTCCTGAAGCCGGTCGCACCACACTGGCCTATGGCGTGGTGAGTGAGATCGACCCCAAACTTTGCCGTGTGCGGATCACCCAAGCCGATAGAGATGGTGTCGTTTCGCCCTGGCTGCCATGCCTCGTGACTGGACAGGGGGCCGACCGTCGCCAATCATACGCGCTGCCATCGATCGGCACATTCGGAGCGGCCGCTATCGATGAAGCGGGTGAGCGTGGTGTCTGGTTGGGTGCGCTCTGGACTGAGGCAGAGCCGCCGCCACAGGAGCCGGACGCGATCAAGCCGACAGGGGATAAGACCGATGGGCACAAACATTACGTGGTGTTCCCCGATGGATCAGCCGTGGTCTACGATTCCGAGTCACACCACCTGTCCCTGACGGTCAAGGGCGATGGCGCTCACGTGTCGATCCGGTCTGAGGGGACGGTGATGATCGCTGGGGAGAACGTGACCATCAGGGCCCCACGCATCGACTTCAACCCATCGGAGCCATCCGCCGCCGAAGCCCGTGATGAGCAAATCGATTGGGGATAGGCAACAAAAATCCCGCACAGGGCGGGATCCAAGAAATCAATTCCATGACCTTTTAATTATATGAGGATGAACCGCAAATGCCCCGTGTCGTGAGAGAGACTGACCTTTGCACCGGGCACGGATGCTGGCCGCCACGGCCGCCCGCGTCATGGTCTGAGGATGTGTTCGCTGAGGGGTTGGGCGCGGTGCGTGTGGAAGATGGGTGGGCTGTTCACTGTTGCACCGATTGCCACTCAGGAACCCAGGCAAACGGAAGCCCGACCGTGTTCGTGAACGGCCGGGCTTGGGCAAGGATTGGCGATTCGATCAGTTGCGGGTCTCGGAATCGGGATGGCTCACCATCGGTTTGGGCGGATTAGATGAGATGCGTTCCATCCTCCCAATTCTCAGCAATCTCGATCACGGCCGCATAATGCCAGCCCGTGATCGCGTGTTCTTTCATGCAGCAAACCACCCAACGAACCAATTCGGGGAAGCTGGCCCCATCCCGATTGATTGATCGACAACCGGCATAGTCGTAGGCGAATTGACGATCCCCCCATGGGACAAAATCTTGGTTTTGAAGTCCATGGACATTGGCATAAACCCAGCCCCAAAAAAGATTGATCAGGGTCATGATTCCACTCCATCGTCTTCAAGGTTTGCCATCCATGACCAGCCAAGCATCGCATGATCAATCAGCCGCCAATATGCCCAGCGGACGGATTGGAAGAATCCGATTTGGTAATTGTCAAAAAATACTTCGCGTGACTGATCGTAAACCCCTTCGATTTCACCCCAAGGAACCAAGTCTTGATTTTGAGGGCCGCGCATATTTGCGATCACCCAACCGGCAATCAATTCAATCAACATCACAACTCACCTCGTATTTCATTCCAGTTGATCTCATCTCGCGAATTGTGCCGTTGTCGCATTTGACAACGCAATATTTAGACGTTCCAGCTCCGTCAATGATGGACAGCAAAACACCTTTCCACTGGTCAAAATATTGAGCGCCGTGTTGATTGGTTAGCCAGATTCTTTCGGCTTCCGAAAAAGCTCGAAAAACACGGGATCCAATCTTTGGGTTTTTCGGGTCTACCCGGCGAGGATCGGACTTCGGAATCACATCAATTCCCCTCGCGTCAGCGCCGTATACTTTGGCCCGGGATAAGGGATTGACAACTGCTGGGCGAATCCATTCCTTGTATTTCATCACAGACCCCCAAAGGTCATTGACGCTCGCAATCCGTTCGCAAGCTTTTGGATTTCATCTGCCGATTTCAGCGCGGCCGCCCGCGATTCAGCAGCTATTTTGGGGTCTTGACAAACGCGACGGATAAACCTCACGGCGAACTCGATTTGATCCAAATCAATGTCGATTTCATTCATGGGAGTCACCCCCTTTTCGGAGCGCCTGGATTGCGTAGCTGTCTAACCGCTCACGGAATTGCTCGAACATCAACCGAATCGAGCCGTGTTTCATCATCACAACCATCGCGGGCTGGTCGGGCAGAATTAGCACAATTTGCGCCCGGTCAATAGCCAACCCGTAGGTGTGTTCGAGAGCGCGGGCGTATGCGGCCAACTGCATCAGGTAGTCGGTGCGTCGCTCCAGGTCAGACGTGACCCGCGAGCGATGCCCCTGGATTTTGCGAATCAGCCTGGCCGCGGCCGCCGCTGACAGGACGTGATCGCGCTCTTGCTGTCGAGCTTCTGCAATCCGATTGTCCCAATTCTGGATTTCATCCAGATACTCATCAACCGACCCGTGCAAAAACGGCTTGGTTGTGGTTTTCCAGTCAAGCAGGGTTAGCTCACCATCCACCAGGGCCAGGCAGTCAGCGCGGCCCGCGTATCCGTCAGGGTGGTAGCAGCAAATCTCGGATGCCACATGGGTGATGCCTTTCAGGATGGGCAACACTGATTCATAGAACCCCCAAAGGGATTGGGGCAATTGTGCGGGTTCACCTTTCAACAGGGCCTCGATGGCGCTGTGAACCATTGTGCCCCGTTCGGCGGGATCGATGCCCGACCGCTTGGACTTGGCCCACTTTGCCAACTTCATCCGAGTCTCTTCCGAAGCGGTCTCGCGCAGGATGGTCGTGACCGATGGCAATGCACCCATGGGGGTGAGGTAAGGTTGCCCCTTGCCACCTGAAAACTCAAGGGGTGTGATCTTGGGGATTGCGAGGGTAGTCATGATTAATCCGTGCAATGACAGGGCTTGTGGTCGAAAACGTCTAGAAGTGCCTGAGAGATGATGTCTTGCAATGAGTGTTTGCCAAATCGGTTGCCAGTCACTCGCTCCATATCAAGCCACCACTGAAGATTTGCAGGCTCCAATTCCGCCTGGCGCTGCTGCTCGATTGGGCGATGATGGAAACAGAATCGACAGTTAGAAATCTCGGGAAACTGCCAACCTTTTTGCACCCAGAATCGATTGACTTGATCACGGGTGATTCGGTCTTGGTATAAAGGGAAGTTGCCAATCCTCCATTCAATGTTTCGATACTGTTGGCGGCGGGTTTTGATGATGCATGAAGACGGGTAATCGAATTTATCTTTGTCGCACGTCCACCCATCTACTCGATCTGGCTCATCCCAGCGAAATCCGATATTCATCAACATCGGTTCCCCGTCATAGACGTTGTTAAAGCAATGCCAAAACATTGGCTTTAGCTTTTGCTCAACAGTACAAAATCGAGTGCGTGAATTGGGCAGCATCACCGCGCCCGCTCGATATCCAGGGTTTTGGGTCGCACCCAAAATGAACTGATCCAGTGAATATTCAGCCGCAACCCATTTAATTTCTTGTCCGATTTCTTGCTCTAACCGCAGCACATTGAGCAAGGTCAAATCCGCTTCATGGGAGGCGGTGAAGTGAGGGATTCTAGACCGACATTCGCGCAACAGCCCTGGGTCTTTTGGCGTTGACGGTTGATGATCAGTTAAGACCACTGCAAACACGTAATAATCGGTTGGATAATGCAGCGCCATGTATGCACTAGATCGTCCACCCGAGATGCTTGTCACCGTTTTCATGACAAAAACGGGCCGGTGATGACCGGCCCGGGCAAGGTGGATTAGGCGGCGTTCAGGGCGGGCAGTTGCGCCATCGGTTCGGACGTGACGGCACTGGCGTGATGGGATTTCAACAGGGCCAGTTCATCCGAGGGGATACTGTCCAACGGAATCAAGCCCGGAGCCTTGAACGATTGCACCGCGTCAGGATCGACGCTTTGAGCAAACGCCAGAACCTCACTCATGAAGGACGCATCGGACTTTTCAGGCTCCGAAAACTCAAAGGCAAACGATGCGTAGTTACCCTTTTCGTTCTTTTCAGCCACGGACTTGAACTCGCAAATCAGTTGAGCCAATCCTTTCTTGAACTTTTGGGTGGCGATGACGGCCGCCTGCTGAAACACCGTCCGGCTCTTGCCTTTCAAAAACGCTTCGCAGACCGTGTTGGCAGGGATTTTGCCCTTGGAATCTGCCACCAATGCAGCGGTCGGGATAAACACAATCCGAGTCCAAAACTCGCGTTCCGTTTTGCCGAGATTCCCAAAGTGGTCATCGTAATGCAGGATCACGACCTTGCCTTCAGAGGCAATAAAACTGCGTTCATCCAAGGCCAAGTAGCCGGAAGCGCAATTAAATCGAGTCGCGAACGGGCCTGATCCAGGGAGAAAAATACCGTCAACAGGAGCAATTAATCCATTCAAAGCCATCAGTTCAACCCCCATCGCGGGGTGATGTTCGATGTAATTATTTTAATACTTCAACTATAAAAACGTCAATAGTCAAAATATGGAATTTGGACATGAAAAAACCGGGCTTTACCCGGCTTGTGTGGTTAGCGCTTCCACCACGGCTTGCGGACTTCTGTGACCACGTAAGCAAAATGCCCCTCAATTCCGTCCGGCTCTTGTTGGGCTATCACGCGGCGAATATCCCGATCATCGGGCGGGTTTTGGCGGTCATGAAAGTAGGCAGTTGATTTTTGAGTCCATTCGATCACGCCTTCGGTGTCGGTGATGGTGTACTCGATTCGGGCTTCGTAATGCTTCATGGCGTTAAAATATCCACAATCGGTGTATGGCCTTGGGTGGTCGTCTCCGAACTCGATAGATGGGGGCTGGTTTTTTGCCAGCCCTTTTTTGTTACAGGAATCCAAACTCAACGCGATCAACACGCCCCCCGTGTTCGATAAACGATTCCGCTTCATCTCGACTCAAAGGGCGGCCGGTGGTGTCGGCGGTGGTTTTGCGGATCGTATCGGTCGCATCGATCCAGGTGATGAGATTCCAAAAAATGGCGGTGGCCATGGTGTTCTCCTAGGGTTCATCAAAGTCGGCATCCTCAAGCCCATCGGTGCTGTAAGGATTAAGCAACCCTTTAAGCTGACCAGCCGGGCGCGGGAATTGAGGTGGCTGGATTTGAGTGATCCGCCCATAAGCGTCTTGCAAGTGGTCGGTCACAACCAAACCTCGCAACGTGGCTTCTGTGACGTAGGCAGGCAGCTTTTCGTGAACCCAGCGGATCACATCGAGTGCATCATCCCGATTCCAGCCTTCAGGAGAAACGCCCAGCGCCTCATAGAGGATCGACTGAGGCTGTTCGGTGTAGAGTCGCGCTTGCTTTAGTCGAGCGCACAGCATCCGAATCGTGTTCGTTAGGTGAGAGTCAGACATCTGGGCAATCAGGATTTCATGCCCATCTTTCGTGCGGTGCTTGTCGAACATGGCTTGAACCCCGGTTGAACCGGGGCGATAGGGGTTTACAGGTGTTGCCGGTCTTCTTCCCAGCGCTTGGTCATTTCATCGACGCATTCGGCGCGTTGCTTGTCGTCTTTGGCGTACTTAGACGGCTTGCCATCGGGGCGCGTCCAGTTGAACGACAGCCGCTCCTTAGTCCCCATGGCGTGTGCGCCATCTTCCAGCGTGTAAAGAACGGTGTCTTTGCCATCAATGTCGCGAACATCAGATGAATGGTCGAAGTGTTTGCCCCAAAAGAATCCCATGATCAATCTCCAAACCCCGGTTGAACCGGGGCGATAAGGTTTAGAACTCGTCAAATTCAGATTCGGAATCAGATTCGGAATCAGACTCGAAATACGGGTCTTGATAGCCCACCACGATCACCCGCCCATCAGGGTCAACGTCCGTGATCTCAATCGGTTCGAGATGCGAGCGAATCTCCTTGTACAAAGCCGGGTAGCTGTATCCGAGATCAAGCAACTCATACGAACCTTGATCCAGCACTGACTGAATCCGATTCAGTTCGGCCGCAACCGAAGCGACATTGCCCCCCTCCCATCCAGGATGAAGGTCAATCTTTTCCAGGGACTCAATCGCCTCAATCAACTCAGCCTGAAGGTCGGTCAACTCAATCGGATCAGCGGGGTAGAACTGTTGAGCAACGGGGTTGAAGACTGCGGTGGTCATGGGTGAATCTCGAACTCGATGAATCCAATATAGTTTGTATCCATCGGAATGTCAAGAGCTTTTCTTGATTCCCGATGAATTTAATTTTATAGCCAAACTATAAAAGGAGCAATAGTTAAACTAGACAAGCAGCCCCCAGTCCCGGTAAGGTGAACTGGCTAACGAATCGCTGTTGGCTATCAGCCCCGCTAAATCTAATCCGATCAAAAATATGTTGGCTCTATCCCCGTCACCCACCATGACCCGAATCAAACTCGATCAAGTACATGCCCTTGCCTGGTCGCCAGAGCGCGGCCGCCGTCTGGCCCGAATCCGTGAATTTACCCCGCGCCGTGTGGTTTGCGAGCGGGCCGCTGAGTCTGGGCTGCACCTCACAGAGGTCAACCTAACCAGAATCGAAACCCTAAACGCCGAATCAGTCCCTTTGACCACGTTGGCTGCAATTGCGGCCGGGTTACGAAAAGACCTACCCGGACTGCTGAAGGAATTGGGGTTTTAAAAAAGCCGGGCCATCATGGCCCGGCTTTTTTAAGCTCGCATCCCCGCGATTTCGCAGGCCCAATCCCAACGACCTGAACTCACCCAACGGCGGTAGCGTTCGCTGATTCGAGTCTTATGTGGGTGATCTAACGCGCAAAACGGGCGCTGTTCTGTGATCGCCTTCACACAGCAGGACAGAAATTCCTCAAGGGGAACTTTCGTGTTGCCAGACTCAAAAGTTTGAGCCTTGATTTTGCCGGCAGCGGCAATCAGTTTTTGATACTCGGATGCCGGGAAACGCATCGGGGGTGGGGCGATCCGCTTGATTAGAGCTTGGGGGCGTTTGGAGTCGCTGAATTTTGACGGGAGCCGCCGATATTGGAGTTTGGTGAGGTAGTAGTTGACGGCCACCGCGTCTCCATAGGTTGCCTGTAGCTCACGGAAAAACGCCCGCTGATCTGGTAGCAGTTGGGATAGGTCAACCCTGAATCGAACCCCCAATTTCCGAGACAGCAGCCGGTCTAGCACGATGTCGGCGGGAACGTCATCAGCAGCGGCCACTGCATTGAGGTGCGCGATCAAAGCCGCTTTCGTGGGGTCTTGCGCCCAAAGGAGTAGAACTTCGGTGATCGAGATCGGGTCAAACGTGCCACGGGGGCGATTGACCGTCCTGATTCGGAAAAGGGGTTTGGTCTTGGCTCCAGGGACGCGGAACCAAAAAGCAGAAACTCCCGGCTGTTTGCCCATCAGCCGGTAAACTGTGATCGGGGCATCCAGGAGTTCGGTTTCAATTCGTTCGGCTAGTAAAGTGGCCATATTCAAGCGGGCTGTGCGGGCCCGTTTTTAACTGCCTAAAATTTTATCTCAAATATCCTTGCGGTTGTAGTTTGAATAGTGTTACGCTGTTAGCGGAAATCATAGACAAGACAATAGACTGCGCTCTGGCGCGGGAGGGGCAAAACCCCTCCCTTTTTTTATGCTCGCGGGCGGGATGTGTTGGACATGGGTGAATTGAAACCGGGCATGGCGGCCCGGTGGGGATTACGGGTTGGTCAATTCCAGCGCGGATTGAAACTCTTCAGCCGTCATCCACTCAGCCGCGCACCAGTAAACGGATCGAAGCATGAAAGCAGTAGCAGCCCCGCCGCCCAGCATCCCAAACCAGCGCTTATCGTCGCTATGCCAGCGGCCGCGGTCTATCTTCCAAGTCGGTAAGTCTTCAGGTTCCGAAAGCGGGTCGTAAATCGCGTACAGGCAATCCTCACCGTGCTCTGGCCATGTGTCAGGATCCACCGGATCAAGGTGTCGCATTGCACGGTGAACGGTACAGGGGATGGCGGGCTTACCCTCGGCCGCACTGGGTTCAGCCAAGAGACGATCAATAGCGGATTCGATCGCGATGGCGTGGGTAAGGGCGAAATTAGCCAGTGCATCCGGGGTTGGTTGTCCCTCAAGGGTTGGGCACTGAATCAACGCACGGTGAATCTTGCGAGCGGTTTTAGCGATGTCCATGATGGGTGGCTCCAGGCTCGAATGTATACAGCCTATCCGGTATGCATCGGAATGTCAAGGGGCGGGACGGAATTGATTTATGGGATTCAGTGCGGTCAAGTCAGAACCCGCCGTGGTATTTCCAGGCGGGCTCGTTGTTTCTATGCCAGGGCGGATCGCATCTGTGCGGCCATGGTTTTGATGCGTTGATGCAGGACGCTGTAGGAGTCGAATGTCTCGGCCTTGAGTAGTGACGCTACTCGGTGCTCAAGCAAGTCGATCATCGTCAGCTCCTCAGCGGTCATGCTGTCTCGCAAGCTGTCTTCATCGTTCAGCCCGCGAATCTCCATCAGCTTGGACTTGGTGCACCCAAAGAGTCCAAGGTAGACAGCTTGGGTGATGTTGATGAAGTGACGCTTCTCGCCAAACCCGGCTTGCTGCATTGCGCGGGTCTCAATCGCGCGCGAAATCTTGCCATGGGCCCGTGCTTCTGCGTAAGCACTGCGTCCCATCAGGAAATCGTGAACAAGCTCCTCGACGAAAAATCCGAAATCTTTGTCAAGCCACATAGCAAATCGAACCGAGATGCGCGGGTGCAAGTAAGTCCCTCGATGTTCGTTGGGGCCAGTCTTGATCGTGACCACCAGACGGTCGGTTGGAATTCCAACCAACCCCGAAACGTGCTCGATGATCTCCTGAGTGTCTTTATTCAAAAGCCATTGCTTGATTTCGCGCTGTTTGCCCGACTTGGCCAAATACGCCTTGCTCAACTTGGTCGCGTTGACGTACCCATCGGTAGACCGCTGTTCAACGCCGACACCTTCGAACAGATGCGTGATAAACTTGGGTGAAGCCATGACTCCTGCTCCATATAGGTTTGTGGTCAGAACCCGTCCAGTGTTTCGAGCGCTGGGCGGGTTCGTTGGGGTTAGGCGGCTAGCGGTTGGCAGAGATACGAAAGCCGTCCGGCATGGACTGACGCAACGGCTTCGATCACGTTGTCGGGGTGGGCATCGTCATCGATCAACATGGCCGCGCTGGTCTCCATTGCCGACACCAGCATCACCGCTTTGCGCTGATTTGTGGAACGCAGCCACTCGCGAACATTGGCTCCAGGCTCCATCCCGTGAACCCGTCGCAAATCGCAAGCGCGAATCCCAGTCAGCACGGCATACAGCCGGTCTGTCGCGTTTTTGTACATCCATTTGCGCTCGTTTTCAGACAGTTCCGGGTGGCGACGGCAGTACGCCTTGATGGAATCCGTCAGTTCATCACGGCAGGCAACCGACTTGATGCGATCGGCAATCCGTCGGGAGCGTTCCGCCTTGCCCGTCTCAATATCGAACGCATCACAGAAGAGTTCCGCCCAACTGTTCAGTCCCAGAGCATCATCAACCGCAACCGCCTTTTGGTTCCCTTTGCGGGCCAAGCGCTTGGTAACGAGATTGAGCGCTTCAAGGTTAATGACGTTGACAGCCTTGGGGTTGAGTTCCGAGACAAGCTTGAATAACTGGAAATCCTCGCCTAGCAAGGATTTGACCTCTCTAGTGGCATTGGTCTTGGCGAACTGAAAAAACTCAGCAACTTGGGATGCGGCAACGAAAAAATTCCCTTCGTGATCCATCAACCCCTGGATCTCATGCTCTCCGATCTTGACGGGAGCAACTTTTGCGCGCGGGGTCTTAGAATTAGAGCTAGTCATGGGTTCCTCTCTATCAGGATTCCGTGGACAGAACCCGCTGTGGTATTTCCAGTACCCAGCGGGTTCGTTGTTTTCATATCATATCTCAACTATCATCACAGGCTTATTCAAAATAAAACCGCACCCTTTCGAGAGCGGTTAGTCGAACAGACTCAAAGTATGTTCATCGCAACACTCGGACTATCACCCAAGTGACCAGACTCCAGCCCCTCCACAGTAGGTTGAAGCCACGGCGGCGGATCGAGTGAGGCTTGCGAGATTGCCAAAAGATCGGATGATGCACCAGCCGGTGGGCCGCCTTTGAGAGCGGTAGGCAGTCACGCCACGGCATTTCGCGGGTGAGATTTCGGTACGTTAAATGATGGCATTCTTCTGCCTTCAGCCAGGGGAACAGGGCGCACCGATTGCGCCAAATCTTCAGGACGGCGCGACGGCGGGCGTACCAATCAGACGACAGGATGTAGGACTTGTACGCGCGGGAATGGGAATGTAGGGGATTCATCAGCGGTTCCAATGCTTGGGTGGGTTCCATCCTTTGGGGTTGGCATCCTTCAGGATTCGCACGGCCTTATCGCAGGCGGCGGGGTAGGCCGCATTTTTGCCCGATGTGCCACCACCCTTCGATACATCCCAAACCGATTTCACCAACTTTTCCAAGGACGGCTTGCGGTCGGGCTGAATCAGTCGCCATGCCGATAGAACGCGGGCCCGCTCTGCTGAGGTGATCGTGGGTTGGGTGGCTAGTTCCGTTGGCAGCAGGTCAGTCGCCAACGGCTCAGGCTTAACCGTCAGGGCGCGGTTGAACGATTCCGTCACGGGATTGGAGCGCTCACCCCACTTCGTCACGATCCGAGCGGTGATCGGGTCACGGTCGTCAGGACTGACCAGCAACCCTTGCACACGAACCACGCCGGAGATTGCAGGGCATTGCAGAAGGGAATCGCCCTTGCCCAACAATGACATCGTGGGCATTGTCGATTCACCGATCACGGCACGGCCAAGGGCCGATTCCATCCGACCAACGTGACGGGTGGGGAGATTGTCGCGTAGGGCAGAGAACCCATCGGGCAAGACAACTTTGGATGGCGACTGAATCACTAAGTGCAACATCAGCCCGGTCTTGCGGACGCGAGACGCGAGAGCCGACAGCTCATTGGCCAGTGCCTTTCCAACCTCAGATTGCAGGTAGGAGAACGCCTCTTCAATCCAGAGGATCAAGTAGGGCATCCGTTCAGCGGGGAACTTCGCACGGTACTCCACCCAAGACTTGACCCCATTGGCATTGAACAGCGCCAACCGGCGATCCGATTCAGCGGCAAATTCAGCGATGGCCGCCACCAAATCCACCGGGTCTTGCACCATCGGGCGGGTGACGTGCGGGATCTGGTCAATATCCAACTCAAACGATGCGCCGCCCTGGAAATCAGCCAGCCAGATTTCAACCTCATCAGGCGAGTAGGTCTCACAGAGGTAGGCCATGGCCGATGTGTCGATACTGGTCTTGCCCGACCCGGATGCACCGGCCGTGATCGAGCCGACCACTTCGGTTAAGGGTGCGGTGATCGGAGTCCCATCCATCCCGACCCCAAAGAGCCAATGAGGGCTAACTCCATCGGGACGGGTGAACGCCATTTCGGCATAGCGGAAAACTTCCCGGTCGGGTCTGGGAATTTCCATCACCAGCCCGAGCGATGAAATCGTGACGGACGGTTGCCGGTCTAACCCGAGCGCCAATTGCAGCCCGGTCAAGAGCGCGTCCGTCATGATTTGGTTGGGGTCGATGGGTTTGCCCGATTTGTCGTGCCCCAACACCAGCCCGACCCGACGAAAGGCCGGAGCCGGTGGCATTTCGGAAGTCCCAACTGGGATGCCCCGCGCGGCATAGAACCGCTCGATCTCGCCAGCCAGTCCGGGTTGCGACGAAGGGAGGGCAATCGGAGTGAATTGAGGGGATTCGGTCTTGGGTGAGCCGTAAGCCAGTTGAGCGGCCAAGGTTTCAGATCGAGCGGCGGTGATCGTGCTGGCCACGCGAGACCATTCACGGCGCTTGCGGTCTGAAACATGGGCAGCGAGACCAGCCCCAAGGGAGCCGGCCGCGCAAGACAAACGAATGGCGGGATGGGACGCGGCCACGCCAGAGGCGAGAAGGGCCGACCCGACCGCGAGGGAGGCCAGGGCCGGGATGCGTCCGTGGGGAGTGAGGCTCATCTAAGCCACCCAAGTCAGGACAAACCCGACTCCGTAGATGGCCACGATTGCCGCAACGACCGCGTTTGATTGCGGGGCGTACTTGGCCACGCACCACAGGGACAAGGTGGCAACAACGATCACCGTCAGGGTCAAGGCAATAGCCACAGGACTGACGGGCAAGAGTCGTAGCAGCAAGCCTGAGATATGGCCTGATGCCAAGGTGATCAAGACGCGACTGGCGAGGTCAGTCTTGGATTTTGGCAGAAGGGAATCGAGCAAGCTAGGCGCGTCTTGGATCGTCAGGCGACGGGGCAACGCTTCGGTGCTTGGGGCCATCACCGTTTTGTAGGTGACGTTTTGAGGCGTGGGGTGTTGGGTGTACATGGTCTGAACTCGATAGGGGATGAACGGGTGGATCGGAACTACTTCACGCTCTTGCAAAAATTTTCGATCTGAGCGCGGTTGGCATCAAGCGCTTTTTCGGCCGCAACCTTAGCCCCATTGGCTTGATTAATTTCAGCGCTGGCCATATTTCGCCCAATCGTGACCCCTACGGGAACGGCGATCATCCCAACCGTGGAAACGATTGCCACCATGATCATGGCCCGTTGCCAATTGGATACCGGGGCATGAACGGGACGGGGCGCGGGCGATTGGTTCGGAACTTCAACCGTCACGGTGATCGGAGCATGGGTCGGGCGTTGGATGTCAGGCAGAACAGGGGCGGTTCGGTCTTGGGTGTACATGGCTCAAATCTCGATAGGGGGATAGGGATAGCGGGCAATGCAGTCCAGGGTGTCGATCAACACTTCCCATGCTCTGCGGACGATCCGAGTCAGTCGGGACGGTTGGGGGGTGACGGTGACGGCCGCAACGTCAACCGTCAGGACTGATTCGGAGTCGCGACCGGGATCGAAAGGGCGGCCCCGGTTTAGGAGGGATCGGAGCATGAGGCTTTCACCCTGGCTTCAATGGATTTCAAGAATTTAACTTGGGACTTGACGACGTTGGTAAAGTCTGGGTCGCGAGTCGAGATAGTGCGCTCAACTGTCCCTTTAGGAATGGACAGGGAAACGACGACGTATCGAGGGCGCTCGTCACCCAAGATGCTGATAGAGCTTGAGACATGGGCGCTACCGTACCGGATCTCGTACCCAAGCCGCTCCATCAACTCGGCAAAGGAGGGCAGCGGGTCGATCACGGGCCAATCGGCAATCTGTGAAACGCGACCAACCGCAAGGCAAAGTTTTTCAACAAAGCTGATGTCATCTGGGCGGGTCAAGGCAGGACTAATGGTGAATCCTTCACCCTTCGGGTAATCCACTCCGCCATCGACAGACACCACGACTCTTTCAGGATTCTCATTGTCAACAGCCTTGACCAAGATTTCGCGACACCATTTGAGGCTAGATGCCTTGACGCAACCGACTCCGACAATTTTGGCTTTACCGCAGACGGCTACATTGCCATCGAAAACGTGAGGAATTTCAGCAGATTCGAGAAGTTGCTTGAGGTTCATGACGATCACATCAAAGACAAGACGGGAGCAGACGCGGGTTGGCGAGGTTGGGACGGCAGGCTCTGCCCCTTGACCAGCCCGGCCAGTTGAGCAGGGGTAATGCCTTGGTAGTAAAGAGCTTGTAGCAATACTTCCACAGTCCGCGTCTCCCATCCCTTCTCCGTTGGATCGATTCGGTGGTAGACCGCGATTGCAGCCAGAACCGGCACAAGGTTTTTGGGGATTTCGGCCCGATGGCGGGCCGTTTCCAGGTAGGCAGTGCCTGCAACATCGGGGTACATGGCCTAACCTCCGATCTGGGATTGACCGAACGCGGCCATGCCCAAGGCATTGGCGATCCGAGGCTGAGGACAGAGCCGAATCTTGCCCCCCAATATGGGTTGGGATTGCAGCAACTCAATCAACCCCGGCAGCATTGCGCCACCACCGGTCACCAAAATCACATCAGATTCATCACGCCATTGCTTCAGGGCGTTCAGGGTCGGGGTGATCGTGTTGTTAGCCCACTGTCCAAGGTGGCGATGGTACGAAGCCATGAGGTCAATCCCGGTCGAGAGGTACTGAATCCCGCCGCCAACCATCCCGCGCTCGAACGAACGGGCTACGGCGGTCGGGTCTCCAAAGTTCATTAGCCGGTCTCGCATCATTCCAGGCGCTTCATCGGCAGCGATAGCCCCCCACAGGGCATAGACCCCTTGATTGATCACGATTCGGGATTCGGCAACGAATTGGCCGCGCACCACGGCATTGCCCAGAGTGGTTCCGCCACCCAAGTCCAAAACCGTCACGGTTGCGCCGCGCACGGTGGCCGCGTCAATCGCTCCAGCGTTTACGGCATGAAGCAACGCGCCGCGACCTTCTTCGATGACATCAACCCGATTCAGGGTGATCGTGACCCGACGGCCATTGACTCGAACCAAGTGAGTGCCGGTCAAGACCGATTGCATCCGGGGCGCTAGCACTTTCGCATCGGGCAAGGCCACGACCAAGACGGCGGGGCTGATTTCGGATGCGTCAGGGAACAGCAAACCCAGTTGGGCAAGAACCAAAGGCAGCGCGTAGGTCAGCTTTCCGTCTGGGCGGTCTACCACTTTGGCGTGGGACGTAGGAGCGGTGGCGACGGCCACATTGCCGACTAGCCAGTGGCAACCGACGGATTCAACGGAGTCGCCAGCTTCGTAATGCAGCAGGGCAGAACCTTGATCGGTCGGGATAGCCGTGCGGGAGTTGGCCCCAACCAACGCACTCGGAATCAGCAGGTGAGTGCCGTTAGCGGCTCCGATGGTGCTGGAATTGCCGATGTCAACGGCGACAGCGAGGGGAGTGGTCAGATTTTGCCAGTCTTGGGACAACACGGAACCACTCGGGGCGGTCGCGGTGCGATTGGGGGCGGTGGATTTTGCGGGCATTATAGTGTCCTAACTCGATAGATTGGTACTCAATCGCCCCATTCGATTCTTTCGGGTACGGATCGGGGCGCTTTCTTATTTAGAGTATAAACACACCCATAGTCAAACTGTCAAGGGGAAAATAGTCAAAACTTGATCGGTTTTTGATCGGGACTACACAGGTGGAATGACTGGGCGTGGGTGGGCTGTACCCCTTGGCGCTTAAGGGTTTCACGGGTTTTCGGGCAAAATAAAACCGCCCTGTTTAGAGCGGTTGGGAGGGTGGGGTTGGGACTATCGCGACATCATCCGAGTGGCATCGGGTGATCGGCGTTCGAGCCAATCGAGTACGTCGGTGATCGTGCCGGACTTGGTTTCGATGCCCTTGGCGCGGATGATGCCACCGGCATGAGTGTCGGTGGCCATGACCGTGGCGATGGGGATGGAGCCGATGTGAGCCACCCAAAAGCCATTGATTGATTCCCAGCACCAGCCGGTCGCGTCAGTCAGGGCAGTCTTATCCATGGGCGGATTGGCACAACTGCCAGGATTTTCGACAGAGATCAACGCTTTCCTTCTGCCGAGGATTAAAGGCACAGCAGGAAAGCGCCAACTCTCCGGGCAGCATCTCTTCTGGGTCTTGCCTCGGCTTAAAGTTTGACAAAAAGAAATCCGTGGGAACCGGGCGGGCAAGCCCTTCAACCTCTACGCCTAGTCGCGTCACAGATTTCACTTTAAGCAAGCTGTCACCATCTGGGTGCGCCCAGACAGATCCGGGCGGAATCTGTTTTCTCAGTGCGTTCAACGGGGCGGTCTTGGTCGTTCGGTCGATGGTCGGACGGGTCATAGATTCAACCGGCCGCGGCCGGGATGGGTGAGTCCGGGGCGGCCCGGACGGGTGAGTTAGAGCAGGGGCGGGATTGCCGCCCAATGGGTGACTTCTAAATCCAAATCTTCGAGCAGCGAGGCCAGCTCACCGCCGTCGTAGCTGTAGAAATCTCCGTCCTGCCAAAAGGCAGCCCAGACGGTGGAAGCGCTAATCTCGCCGTCCTCAAGGCACAGCACTTCCTGCTCGTCAGCGGGCCAAGTGTCCGGGTCATTGGGGTCAAACGGATTCCAAAATTGTGCGGTCATGGTTGGATTTAACCGGCTACAGCCGGGGCGAAAAATCTGGAAAGGGGGCGGATCGCCCGCCCCGCGTGAACCTTAGCGGCTGTTGATCCGCTGAATCGCTCCCGTCGCTTGCATGATGATCTGGGTCAGCCCTTGAATGTCGCCAGCGGCTTCGAGCTTATGCAGAAACTCCTGAAGCGTGGAAATTTCGTCATCTGCCAGTTTGGGCGCGGCGCTGCTTTCGATGGCAGAACGCAGGTGAGCAGAAATCGCGGTTTGGCGGTCGTTCATGGGTGTCTCTCGAACTCGATGAATCTAATATATCCTGTATGCATCGGAATGTCAACCCCTTCAACCAGATATTTTTTGAAATTAGCTGAAACGCTTGCGGGACAAGGGGTTGAACAAAGCAAGTCCCGCCCAGATTGGACGGGACAAGGGGCATGGACAGGATTGGATGGACTGGGGCCTTTCGGCCCCGATCGGATTATGCGCGGCGGTGTTCGTTAAAGAACGTGCGGGGTTCGTACCCGGTCTTTCGACCTTCGATCTGGATTTCCTGGTTGTCGTAGCACGTATACACCCGCGTTACTGTCACTGTCTCACCCGTCGCCCTGTTCTTCCACTGAGAGCCAACTGGGGCGATTTCGCGGAGGTTGGCAATGTTGCGGGTGTCGTTGGCTGCTTCGATTTGTGATTCAGTCATTTGTTTTGAGCGGTGCGCTCTGAACTCGATATATTCAATATATCCCGCATACATCGGAATGTCAATGGCTCAATCGATAATATTTTGATTCATCAATTCCAGATTTATATAATCAGATTTAATCATTTTATCTGTTGACATTCCGAGGCATACAGGATATATTAGATTCATCGAGTTCAGAGAGCGCACCGCTCAAACCCAAGATGACTGACCTGCAAGCGCTGGATTTTGGCTATACCGAACCGAACTGGGAACAGCTCTGGACTGAAGCACGGGAACGGGTCACGCCCGAACCTGAGCACGACTGGCGAGAGCCGGAGCCAACCCCGGAGCTTGAGGCTCGCCTGAGTGAGCTAGAGTTCGAGTAAACGTCGCCGGGGCCGCAAGGCCCCGATTAAGCCACCCAAGTCGAGACCCACCCATGCATGACCCCAGCCGCCCGATCACGATCACAAAACACAAAACAGCGATGGAGGCGGCCGCCTTAGTTGCCCAAGACTACTTTCCCGGTTGGGAGATTGTCGGGGCTGGTTCTAAGGGATTCACCTTGGCGGCTGGCAGCGATGAAATCTACATCAGCAAACTAGATGACGATCACTGGTCTGCTTGGTACTCAAAGGATGGCTACGAGGACGCGAAATGCTTTGGCTCCTTTGAACCATTAATCGACTGGCTGCGAGACGGGATTGCCAACCTACCGACCGAGAACCACTCATGACACCCGATCAAGTTTTTGCCCGATTGCAAGAGATGTTCCCCCGTCTAAGTTGGGATTTGGATTCCAGTCAACACGAAACCACGTATGTTGGAATGCTGGAAGACGGGGAGAGCGAAATCCTGAAAGTGACGCACTGGAACGAAAGCGCTGGCTACCACGCCAACCGTGTTGACATCGAACTACTCGAAAGCCCCCGCCCCCAATTCCGCAACATTCGATCCGCCCTTGAGTGGCTGGAATGGTTGCAAGGGGTGATGGCGAGAGCTTGACCCGTCCGATTCTGTCCACACCTATCGAGACCCGCTCAAGCAGGAGCAGCAACCATGGGACTATACGTGACCGCATACAGCCGGATTGTTCGAGTTGAAGGCTACAACGACAACGACGAACTGCCGGACGGCGTAACACAGCTTTTTGTCAGCGACGGGCCGCCCGATCTGGCAGGAGGGATTAATGACGGCTACTACCGCTTTGAAGACTGCCATTGCTTTTGCGCCGGGAGTGGGCATGGCTATGGCGACTGGTTAGACGAACTGGCCCGCCTTGCTGGGTATGCCCCGCCCAAGGAATTCCTCGATCAACTCATTGGTGAGCTGTCCGCAATTCGTGATGGGCGGGTGGTGACCACCCCTCAACAAATGGCCCGTCGCCTACAGGACTGGGCTGAAGGGTTGGGTAGTCCGTCTGAATGGGTCAAGTCTGGAGATGGGCCATTTTCCGAGTTGATTGACTTTTCCAGCGCTGGCGTGATCGGGACGGGCTACTGTCAAAAGCTCGCCAAAGACTTTGCTGACTTTGAAGCCAAAGCCAACACCCACGACAATCTGTGGTTCCGAAAGCGTTACGCTGACTGGCAAAAAGCGTTCGAGCTGGCATCAGGTGGCGGGGCGGTGTACCTGCACTAACCCAACCGATCACGCGCCAACCGCTTCAACCCGGACTAACCCACTCCCACCACCACCCCCGTGCAATCGGCCCATTCCCACCGATCCAACACCAAGTCAGACTCAGGCGAAACCAGTCCGACGCTGACCACACCCGGCACGTCCTGAGCAGCACAGATAATTTGACTCGCCGTCACTCGCTGGCCCAACCGTGACCGCCATTCAGCAGCCAAGGCCGTCAGCGCCGACTCGACACCGCCTTGCACCGTGGGTGCATCCGCCCCGGTCGCCAGCACAATAGCCACCTCAATCCCGAACGGTATCCGTTCGGGATTTTTGATTTGCACCCAATCGGTCAAGGGCCTCACCCGTTCCGCAGACACCGACGCGGCCACCAGTGCCTTGACCTCTTCCGATGGGAGTCCCGATCGGCTCAAGGGGTAAATCCAGACCTCACCCGGGGTTGGCTCCCCTGGTAGGGGTGTCTCAGACAGACTCACCCCCCGCACGGCTGCGTCGATCACATCCTGCGAAGCCGACCGCGCCCAAAATTCATACGCCCCCACCGACCCGGCATTGCTGAAGCTCTCAGGGGCTAGGATGATCCGCTCTCTCAGGTTTTCGTCATCCTCAATCTCAGCGCCCCCGTCCGTGGCGGTCTGATTGGTGATCGAGTACCCCAACCCCGATGGCAACGGATCGATCACCTCGATCACCGTGCCGGGTGCGTACCCGTTAGCAGCGGGGCCCGGCTCGACAGCAACGGACGGGATGATGGCGGTAGAGCCACCCATGGGGATGACCCTAGCCGCTGTCGTGATGAAGACCGGCCCATCTGTGGCCGCTACCCTCAGACCAGCGGGAATCGAGACCGGTACGGGAGCGGTCGATTCCAGGGTCAACAGCAGGGTTGTGCGTGCCGATTGAGCCGGTAGACGTTCAACCCCCAACAACCGCCCTAGGTTCTCCAGATTGACCCCTCTCGCGAACTCGACAAGGTTTTGCTCCCCTGTGTCCTGGATCGCGGTCTTGAGTAACAGGGCTTGGTAGCCAATCAGGTTGATCAGCAGCCGCTCGTATTGCCCGGGGAACAGAGTACGCCCTGTCTCGGATTGAAAGCGGTCGATCAACTCCTGAACGGTGGCGGATGGGTCAACGGTGACGAAGGTGGGTTGGGCCATGGTCGGGATGGGTGGGGATGCTCCCAATCTTGCCCACTGGGTCGGGATGAGGTGGGTTAACCGGGGTTCACCAGACCCCCTCAACAGGTGCGTATCCACCATCCCGTAAGGGTTTCAGGGATTGGCAACCACCCACTGACACCCGCTAACAACCATTGGATACGCCCTGGAATCCTTACCCCACAAGCCTTTTGAGTTCTGTTCAAAACCCTGTAACCACTTAAAGGGCGATTTTGCTCATCAGCGAAATTTCCAAAATTTTAGGCAGGTGTCGCTGAAAGCATTGCTCTGTATACGTTTCAGCCCCTACCCTTCCATGGGGTCATAGGCAGATGCCAAAATTTTAGGCAGATAAGACAACCTGATAATCCTGAAAGGTTTTGCTTATCTGCCTAAAATTTCAAGCCCTATTCCAGATTCTTAGAAAGGGTAGGGACTGAAATGCCCACCCAATAAGGAATACAGAGACACCTGCCTAAAATTCCAAAAAAATCCCTTTATACACATTTCCTTCTTTTAGTGGTTACAGATATATATAAGGGCACTGAAAGGTATGTGGGGTAAGGGTTTCAGAGCGTATCCAATGGCTGTTAATGGGTGGCGATGGGTGGCTATGAGAGCCTAGAATCCTTACGGGATGGTGGATACACCCCTATTGGGTGGGTCTAGCAGCTCTACTCAAGCCTTGGCCAGCCCACTCGATAGGGGTAGGTGCGGTATCGGGTCATGGGGATGGGGTGGGGTGATGCGGCACTACCGACATCATCACCCCCAACCATGCCACCCAAGGACAAATTCTCAGGGGCAAACAAGGGTGTATCCACCATCCCGTAAGGATTCTAGGCTCTCATAGCCACCCATCGCCACCCATTAACAGCCATTGGATACGCTCTGAAACCCTTACCCCACATACCTTTCAGTGCCCCTATATATATCTGTAACCACTAAAACAGGGAAATGTGTATAAAGGGATTTTTTTGGAATTTTAGGCAGATGGAGTCTCTATCCCTTGCTGGGTGAGGCTTTCAGACTCTACGGTTTTCGCAAGTCGTGGGCAGATGCCAAAATTTTGAGCAGGTCGGCCGGTCTAATCCCATACCCGTATTTATACGGGTACTGACTCGGGTGTTCGTTTATGCCTACCCATCTGCCTAAAATTTTTAGACCTGCCCACGCCCCCATGGAAGGGTAGGGGCTGGAATGTGTACAGGGCAATGCTTTCAGCGACACCTGCCTAAAATTTTGGAAATTTCCGAGATGGGAGCCAATTTCGTCGTGTTGCATGTAACAGGATTTTGGCGATCCCCGAAAGTATTGCCCCATCTACCTTTGGGCGATTCGATGCCTGTAACCACCTCATGCAACGGCTGGCGGCCGTGGCGATGGGGTGGTTGGCATCTGCCGTGGTGGGTGATAGAGTAAATGCATAGTGTTTATCCTGAGTGAGTCGAGTTATGCCGCGCCCCGCCCTAGGTCATACCAATGTTACGTTTCGAGTCGGCCAAGATGCTGCCACCCAAGCCGGCCGCATCGTTATGGGTCTGGGTTTTGTCTATGGCGGCAAGCCCGCTTGGGGTAAGTTTTTTACGGCACTAGCATCGGGTGAGTTGAAAATTTATCGCGAGGTTCCGTTGACACCTAAGCGCTAATCAGTTACCATGAAAGAACAAAGCCGCTCAGGAGCGACTACTCCCAAGCGGCGCGGTTATCGCCCATAGGAGGGGCTGAAACCATGTCCAATATTCTGCTGGCTAAAGCGTTTGAGGGTCAAGAGGTTCGGGTTGTTGGCACTCCTGATGAGCCATGGTTCGTGGCTAATGATGTGTGTGCGGTGTTGGGCATCACCAATCCGCACGACGCGATTGCTCGACTTGAGGATTGGATGAAAGATGACCTCGGTATTACCGACCCCATCGGGCGCACTCAGAAAACCAACATCGTCAACGAACCCGGACTGTACGCCCTGGTCTTCACCAGTCGCAAGCCAGAAGCTAAAGCATTCCAGCATTGGGTGTTCTCCGAAGTCCTGCCATCCATCCGCAAAACTGGCCAGTACCAAAGCGGCAATACGTTCGCCGCTCCCAGGAACTTCCTATCCAATCGCAACAGCCCGTGGGAACAACTCGACACCCCCGAGGAGATGATCAAGCGCTTTGAGTGGGTCGTGAAGCGGGTCGGCATGGCGGGCTGCTTTGACTACGGCTATGGCAAGGCCATCCTCAACGACATCATCGACGCGCACCATTTGAGCCTGCCTATTCCGTACTCGGATGAAATCTTCCGTCGCGAGGCACTGCCCAAGGGTCATGAGTACCATGTCCTGCGATTGCTTCTCCAATTCTTGGGTCTGCGATTCGAGAATGGCCGAATGCTTGGGTTTGATGGGCGGTCGGCTGCGTTCCCTTCCGAGAAGATGCCCCGATACCTCGCTGTCAAAGCTGAGGTCGTTGAGGATTTTTGTGACGGGAACCATTGGCTTGCAAGCTGCATTCGGTTGATGGCAGTCCACAACAACGCCTTGGTTGATGTGTTCTCTGGCGTTCCCGAGAAAGGGTGGTTCTTTGCGACCGACGTTCTCGAAAAGGCGTGGGATGTCCCGCTCGACTTGAAGCACTTGCCCCCTAGCGTCCGACTCGAACACTACGGACTGAAAAAAATCGGCAACCGTCTTTGCCCCAACACCGTCTGCACTGCCTTGAGCTAGCCCCCATCGGCCCGGCAACGGGCCATCCCGTCCACCCCTATCGAGTTTGGAGTCACCCAAGATGAACGACCGTATGGCCATCGCCACTAAATTGCTCGCGTCCGTCCTGATCCAAGATGGTGTTTTGTGTGCAAACGGCGGAAAGCTTTGGACTAACGAAGAGTGCGTCACTCGCGCCATCGAACTAACTGACATGCTGCTGGCGAAACTGGGTGAGTCCAAGCCTGCAAAATCCGCTCCCAGCAAAATGGACTGGCGGCCGTTCTCGATCATCAAGCCCGGTGAATACTGCTTCTGCTGGGTTATTGAGTGGGATTGTGTTGGGGGTTGCATCAAGAACGCTTGGCTGGCTGCTTGGACGGAGGGTAGATGGGAAAACGTCATGGGCACTGAGTTGTTTATTGGCGGACGTGACATCGAGATCTATTGGCAGCCCATGAGCGCATTTAAAAATGTTGATGAGGCCCGTGTTGATTTCCTAGGAATGACTGATGTCCCACAAACTACCCAACGCTGACACCGCAATCCGCCTCAGCTTTATTAACTTCATCGAAGCCAGCTAACCTCATCGGCCCGGCAACGGCCCGCCCCCACCCATGCACCTCAAATCCCACGAATCACCCCGCAACCGGGGGCGAAACCGAAAAGGACGTGGCAATCCAGCCCGCGCCAAACAGAAACGGAAGATGCTGAAGCGGTTGCGTCAATCCCTGAGATGACCGCTCCCAAACCGACCGCCCCCGGTCGGTTTTTTCATGCCCAAAAATATTTCAATCACCCCCTTGACATTCCGATGATTACAAGCTAGATTAGATGCATCGAGTTCAGACAGCCCGCCATGTTCACCAAAGCCGCCGCCGCTCGCATTCTGCAAATCAACGCCGTTCAAGTCATCCGAGTTGAGGAATGGGCCAATGTCGTGTTGGTTGTGGTCAAGGGGCGTGGCGGTCGGTTCGTGAGCAAGCGGGATTTCGCCCGTGATTTCCGCGCTGTTCGTGAATCTGGGGCCCGGAACGTCCGGCTCACCCGGCTGCACAAGGGCGTGGCCTACCTCGAAACCCGCGACGGCAATCAATACCGTCACCACGCCGCTCGAATCGAACGCGGTCGCGCGGTCTGTGATTGCGCTGATTGGGTGACTCAATCCGAGCGCGGGGCAATGCAACCCATTTGCAAGCATTTGATCCGTGCCGGTTTTGAGTTACACGCCTTCCGTCAGTTAATTGCTGCCTAACCTTGACATTCCGATGGTTACGAGTTAGATTTTACCTGTACCCCTTGGCGAGAGCTGCACATTTTATGCCCTATCCCTACCGTTTTTTGCCGTCAACGACCGAAGAGTTTAAGCGCGTTGCCGCTGTACTCCAAAAGGTCGCTCCCGGGCCCGATCCCACATCGATCACCCATGCCGTCTTGGATCGCGAGTATCGAGTTTGGAGGCCGCGTTGTATTTTCCCGATCAGAATCAGTGAGTCCGAAGTCGATTCTGAAGCCTAGCCTTGACATTCCGATGGTTACGAGTTAGGTTTTATCTACACCCCTTGGCGGGGGTTGCACCCGGGACATCCCAGACCCTAACCCTATCGAGTGAGAGCCACCCATGTTTGATGACTATGGATTTGTCGATGGATCGTTTGACACTGTTGCTGCCGATAACGATTTGCCCGTTCACCTTTCGGCAGAGTCCCTGTATGGCGGTGCTGCTGTGGCCGTCGCAATCGACCCTGATGAACCCAGCCTTGCGCTGATCACCCCCATCGTTGGGATGAATGCGAGCGACGATGCGCATAGCCTTTCGCGGGTTAGCTCGATTGAAGGTGATTCTGGGCAAGAGATTGGCGCTGTCTACCGAGAGGGTGACGGCTTCTCCCCCGGACTGGTCAACGATATCGTGCTGTTGGCCAGTCGCCCCGCCACCCATTCGATTTATGTCAACGCGGGGCTGCTGTTTGAAGCCGCGAGAATGTTCGAGGTTGATCAAACCGTCGAGATCTGCCTCACCCCCTCCGATGCGCGAATCCTGAGTCCCAATCGCAAGCCTTGGGAAGCGCTCGTAATTACCCGTGCCGGTGGGTACGCTGGCAACGTAGCCGTGATCGCTCCGGTTTCGATCACCAACACGGGGCGGTGTGGAAGCTCTGAAGCCTCACCCAATCCCGAGTCCCTACCCGCTCCGTTTGCGCCATTCAATCCCGAGACACTGGAAAATGGCGAGCGCTATCGAATTGCGGCCAAGGGAAAAACCGAATGGTCAGTTGTGACCGGTGTTTGGGATGAGTCTGCTGAATCGTTCCATCGCCCTGGCGACGACACCGCTTGGCTGTTTGACCCGCTAAACCCGGCCGACATCCCGAGTGTCCATTGCGCTTATGAGCTGACGCACTCCGAAATTAAGGAGCTACTCAAGGACATCCCCCATCGTTTTTACTAGCCCTATCCCGGCCCGCCACGGGCCGGTTTATCTACCTACCGAACCATGTCCGAATCTAAGCCGGGTCGCAAATCGCGGCCCCGTCCCGAAGAAATCGCCCGCCTCAAAAATCAAGGGAGTCGCCCGCCCCGTGGTGTTTATCAACATCAGTTCCAGTTGCGAGTAACTGAACAGACCCGAGCGCAAATTGACGCGCTGACCAATCGAGTCGGACTGGAACGGCGAAATGGACTCATCCGTCAGTGGATCGATCAAGGGCTGGCGGAATCTCTTGAAGCCAAGCACTCTGCCCTGATTGCAGATTTAGTAGACCAAGTTGATCGCGGGATTGACGAAATCCCAGAGCTGACGGACTTGATTGATTTATGTAACGGCTCCCGAGAGTCGGCCGTTGAAGTAATCAGCTCAATCCGTCCAGTTGACTACCATCAGCCGATTGAATGGCGTTGGGAGCTTTGCAAAGCGCTGGCCCTAGTCGCCGCTTGCAAAATGGGAATGGAGCGAAGCGAGTCATGAACGAATCGCAACGCGCCGAAATCCTGACCCGACTCTTGGAAGCGATGATCGCCAGTCCGAAGTATCAAAGTGCTTCCGTGTCGCAAATGTTTCGAGATGCACAATCCCTGGCTGATGACATCGAATCCGACACCAATCGCCGTCAGAAGCAAGAGCGCCGCCCTACTTACGAGCCAGAGCCAACCGCATCGTTCGTGGGCAAGAATTAGACCAAGCCGAATCCTGATGCTATTAGTCGTTTACAGCAAGAGATTCGTGAGGTTGCGGGGCTTTGCGCGAAACTTTCTCGGATCGATGGAGATATCACTCCAGAAGATCCATCCGATTGAGCTTTAGCCCAACGCCTTGGCCAATGCCGCCGCAATCGCCCCGGTTGCGGACTGCTGGAACGGGGAAAAGTTGAACGCTTCCGAGAGAGATGCTGATGGGGCCGGGTCAGGATTGGTTGACCCCTTCAGGGATAAATCCACCGACACCGCCCAAAGGGTTCCATCGCCCATCGTCTGTTTCACGTCCACACTCAGCGACTCGATCACATATTTCCCGTTCCAAATCCCTTGGCCGTACACCAGGTCAAGGGATTGCTGTTGGGAGGCCGCTTCACGGATCGCCGTCAATCGGGGTTCGATTTGCCCCTGGTCAATGTGGAGGTCAATGGTCAGGTCAAGGCTCTCCAATTCAGACCCGCAAGCCTGCATAGCCTGCTGTCGAGCCACCCGGTCGTGAGTTGGGAACGTCCATTTCGCTGCCGTCCGAATCCCTGAGATGCCCGACCGGACGGGGAACGATAGATCGCCAATCAGCAAATATGCGGAATCTTTCATGAGCTTGCGGGTTTGGGGGAGATGTTGCGAAGGATTGAGTACCGCACTTCGGAGCTACTGCCATGAACCCCTGGATCGGATGCACCATTGCCTTTGTTGCGGGAGCCGGATTGGCTGGAATCGGGCAATCCGGCTCCCGCCCGGTCAATCCGGCTCCTGTTGCCAGCCCGCCCCCTGAAATCCAGATTTGGCAGTCCGTCACCCCCGGACTCAGCTTGGATGATGCTGAGTTTCGGATTGGAGTGAAGGGCGGTGGCGATCAACGATCAACCGAGCCGGGCCCAACGGGTGAGATCAAGGTCTTGAACCGGGCCTATCCGATTGGCGGTGGCACGGTGTTGGCCGTGCGGTATGAGCTAGCCCCTGGCTCTGGCGATTATCGAGTGGACAATAAAATGCTGGCCCTGAAAGTTGATTAGCCATAACTCAATCGCTGCTTTCGTGCCTCGTATTCCTGAATCATCGCGAAGAACTTCTCCCGTTCCGCGGCCAACACGCCACCCACGGCGGCCGCGGCCCCATCCGATCCGACATTGATGGTCGGTGAGAAGTTAAACACGCTGGATGCCGATGGCGAGGTTGCCGGTTGGGTGGCTCCCGTCGCCATTGGGCCGATCGGCATCGGAGCCGGTTGTAATCCCATCCCACCCACCATCGGATTGAGTGCGCCGCCAATCGTGCCCTGGTATCCGACCGCCGCCCTTTGCAGTCCCGTCGTGAACACATCCAGCAGCCCCGGCCCGGCTCCCCCAAACTGGGATTTGGAGAACGGGCCATATTTTGCGTAGGAGCCTGGGAACGCACCCCGGACGGCCGCCGCTGCTGCTGATGCGGCCGCCACCGCTTGACCGATGCCCGCCGTGATGCCCGCCGCTAGATTCGACATCATCGCCATCCCGGCCGCCTGCATTGAACCGGCCATGGCTTGAAACGCCGCCGCGATCTGAGCACCGGCTGCCGACGCGATGGCCGGCAGTTGGGCTAATTGCGCCTGGATTCCTGTGATTGCCGCCGCCATGGCCGCTTGAGCCGCTGCCATTGAGGACGTGAGCGAAGCCGACAAGGACGCACCGAACGCGGTCGCTTGCGCCGTGATCGATGCGAACGCCATCGTCATGGTGGCCGACAGCATCATCACTTGCATCTGAACACCCATGAACGCGGTGCTAAATGCCATCGTCAGGGATGAACCCAACATGGCCACTTGTGCCGTGATGCCTGTGAATGCGGCCCCGAGTTGCGCGGTGAATGCCGCCACTTGCGCCCCCACCTGTGCGAATGCAGTTGTGAACGCCATCGTCAAAGCCATGCCAATTTGGGCGATGGCAGGCGTGATCGAAGTGGCGATGCCGCTGAAAATTGTGCCGATGTTGGTGGCGATGCTCGCCATCCCGGTCGTAATGCTCGCCATTGCCGTCGTGAATGATGCAGCCAGTTGCGGCCCGAGCATCATCACCTGTGACACGATACCCGTGATCGCCGGGCCAATCGCCATTAGGGGAGCGGTCAAGGCTGATTGCAGCATCGGGCCAATGCTCGACAGACTGGAAATTAGCCCCTGAATCATGGATTGAGCACCCGAGAGCATCCCGCTTAGGAACCCACCGCCACCGCCGCCACCGACATTCATCGCACCCGACAGGCTGGCAAAGGCTGACTTGATGCCGTTCACGACGTTCATCACCGTCGATTGGATGCCCTGCACAAACGAGCCGATACCCGAGAGCGCCCCCTGCAATCCGGCCGTGATCATCCCGCCCAGCCCCGAGAATGCCGACCCGAACGATGCCACCAATCCAGCGAGCAATCCCGGAATAGGGCCAAACACACCGGCAATCACGGACGGGATGGCAGCGAACGCGCTCGACACCAATCCCGGCAACCCTGCCAAGGCTCCCGAGATCATTCCACCCAGTCCCGAGAACACGGACATGAATAACCCTGGGATGGGTGAGATCATGCTCATCACCAGCCCCGGCAACCCTGCCAGTGCTCCGGTGATCGCACTCATCAGTCCCGACCCGATACTGGCCAGCCCACCGAAGTTCCCCGAGAATGCTTGCGCGATGGCGTTCCCGAACTCAACGACCGCTGCGATGGCGTTCACGATGTTGGCAACGAAGTTGGCCACAAACCCAGCCGCCGCGCCTAATGCCGCTCCGATCATCTGCCCAAAGTTTTGGATCCCTGAGAGCGCACCGGGCCCAAATGCCGATTGGATTGCTGCCTTGATCGTGTTGAACGCAGGAGCCAACGCCTCACCCAATCGGGAGAATGCGGACTTGAGGTTGTCGAGTGCCGGCCCGAACGCTGCCATGAAGCCTTGCCCGAACCCTGTGAACAGCGCTGATAGTTGGGGTCTCAGCGCCATCGCCGCCGCTCCGATTGCCGTGATTGCAGCCGCCACTGCCAAGACAGGGCCAACTGAGATGCCAGCCAGTGCGGCTCCAATGGCTCCCACCGCTGCTACCACAACCAAGATCCCCGCGCTTAAGGCCGCAAAGGTTGCGATCATCGCCGTGATGCCAGGATTGGCAGAAGCGAAACTGGCCATCGCCTGAATCACTGCCGTGATCGGAGCCAACACTGACGTGACCGCTGGGGCCAGCGCACCACCCACGTTGATCGCCAATTCGTTCATGGCGTTTTGGGCCAGTTGCACGCGCGCCTTCATCGTGTCGATTCGGTCTGCAAATTCTTTTTGCATCCCGCCCTGTTGCGCTGTCACATCGTTGGCTCGCGCCATCGTGGCCGCCAACACGTCCATGTTCTGGGCAAGCTGGGCAGCTTTCGGCGCGTGGTTTTTCCCGAACAATCCCACCAATGCCGCTTGCCCTTTCAATCCCGCGTCACCCGCCTTGCTCAGGATCGACTCGAACGCCTTGACCGGGCTAACCTCCATCGCTTTAGCCACGTCTTGGGTGGTCAATCCCAAATCCGCCAAGGCCGCCGCCTGTCGTGGTGTTGCCCGGTTCAATCCGTTCAGGCTGGCAAACATTGAGTTAAGCCCAGTGGCGGCCGACTCAGGAGCCATCCCAAGGCTGATCATCGTGGTGGTCAAGCCCGCCGCGTCGTTCTCGGTGATCCGCATGGCCTTGGCCGTACCTGAAAACCGCTGTGTTGCGTTCAGGATTTCCACCTCGGTCGCGGCCGACGTGTTGCCCAGATAGTTGATCATGTCGCCAAATTTTTGGACGCGGGCAAAATCAAGTCGCCCGGTCTGTTGGTTCATGAACCCGAACGTGTTCGAGAGCTTGCCCAGTCGAGTGGCGGTTTCCTTGGGTGCGATGTCGAACGCGGTTGACATCTTGGCCGTGGTGTCCACGAACTTACCGATGTCATCCCGAGCGATGCCCAGCGACCCGGCTGATTCAGCGATGTCGGCTAACCCCTTTTGGGAGATTGGGATGGTGCGCGACATCGCCTTGATCTCGTCACCCAACACCGCCGTCTCTTTGCTGCTCAATCCCGTCGTCTTCCGAACGGCGGCCATCGCGTCTTCAAATTCTTGGAACGCCTGAAGGCTCCCACCAATCGCCCCGATCACCGGCCTGCCGATCAGGTTTGCAGCGGCATCAAACCCCGCCATTGCGTCAGCGGCTCGCCCCATCCCGCGCTGCAATCGGGTTGCCCCCTTGCCTGCATTGTTTGCCGCGTTGCCCGCCAAATCCGTCGCCTTGGCAGTCTGTCGCTGGGCACGTTCCAACCTAGACAAAATGCTGTCGATCTTGGCAGAAGCTTGATCGACAGCATTAATCGTGATCGTGAGGGAAGTGCTAGCCACGCTTGGGTCTCGCCTTGTTTTTTGCCTTTTCGATAGCGCGGTGTTTTAGCTGATCAAGTTGCTGAATATGTCCCCACCAAAACCGGGCGATTCGGTGGGTCATCTGTCGAACTTCCGAGTAGGTAAACCCCGCTTCGAGCAACGCCAAAACGTGCAACGGGGTTAGGATTCCCCCTCGGGAAACTGAGCCGCAACAGCCGTCATCAGCACCGAACCCTCTCGAATTGGCAGCGCTCGATATTGTTCGTAAGTCAGCTTTTTGCCGTCAATTTCCACCAATTCAGCAATCAGAAACGGGATGAGTTTCTGTTGCTTTCCACCTGATAAAAGTTGAGCCTTTTCCAAATCCGCCATCGTGCCTTCTCGAATTTTGGCCACCCGACCCGATGGCAGTTTCACCACTTGGTCACCGCTATCCAAAACGTCAGGATTTACGGCATCTGCCAACTCATCCAATGCGTCAAGACATTTTTCGATCTGGTCAACAACATGACCTTTTGTCACGGGACTGGGCGGTTCCGAAGTTCCCACACCCAATTCAGCCAGTGCCAGATCCGTCGCGTCCGTCTTAGCCATCTCTCTCGACTCCTGTTAATCCAAATTACGCCACGTTGCCCAATACGTTGCCGCCACCAATTCCCAAGTTGGCTCGCATCCGTTCGAGCAAATCAACCCCATCAACACGGTAAATGTTGGCAGCAATATCGAGCGCTAAAATTTCCTGTCCGTCGTAGACCCGCTGATAGTAACCCGCGCTCATCACGTACTCCCATTCAGCCAATTCACCGCCCGACAAATCGCCGCCCGGTGTTTCCTTGAACCGACCGCGCAAAGTCGCAATCTGTGGCTTTTCGTCTACCAGAACCCCGTTTTCATAAATTTCAACATTGGCGCGGGCGATGATTTCGTGTGTTCCGATGTGATCGTGGGATGCCTTGTCGAGAGCGGGATGGTAGGACGTGCAAGTGATCGTGCATTCGAGAGGTTCAAATTTCAGCCGATATTCCGGCTTGCCAATCAACCCAAGCGAAGCATCCTCTTCGGTCTCAGTTTCGAGCGTTGGCAACTCCAGTTCATCAACGATCCCATCCAACAGCTCACCATCGATCCACACCGATGCGCGTACAATTTTGCCGATCCGAGACATGGGGTGTACCTCCAAAAATAGGGTATCGGTTTAGCTGATTGAGTCCGGGTTAACGGCGCTCATGATCCTCAGTAGTTGGGCGGTCTGGATCGAATCGCGGGGGGCTGAAACGGGAGATTTCATCGCCTTGCAATTCGGACTCGATCTGGGCAATTTGCCGCTCAAAATGTCCGGGTCTAGCCCGTTCCAAAAGTCTCAGAGAAGACAGCAGTTGAGCGCCCGTCACTTTGTAGCGGTGTTTGTAAAACTCCTTTCGCTCGAAATTGACGCGGGCCAAATCTGTCAGCTTTGAGATTTGGGACTGCAAACGAGCCACCCGTGATTGCTCTCGATCCAAATCTTTTCGCAGTTCATCAATCGTGGCGTTCAGGGGTGTTTGGACAAGCTGGATCAGGTTTTGCTCTCGGGTCGTTAGGCGCTCGCTTTGCAGATCCCAAAACTCACGCTTTTGCGCCCGGTCGCGCTCACGCCATTCAGCCGCTTTCCCGACAATCAGGGCCAACCCCCCAAACACCGCCGCAATTTCAGCAGCGTAATCTCGTATGGTCTGGACTAAATCCGGTGGGGGTGGGGGCGTGGACATCGGTGATAGTAGTGAATGGTTTGTGTGAGGACTGACCCAGCAATCCAGCTAAAGCCAGCAAATTGCACCCCCTGAGAAGTTAGCAGCGAGTAGAGCGCGATCACGGTCAACGTCCCGGTCAAAAAGTGCTGCCAAACCACGATTCCATTTGGAAGTTTTTGATGGGCCCGGAGTAACACCCATCCCGTCACTGCCAAAATCGCGTAGGTTGCGACCGTTCGGGGATTGTTGTCGATCACGCCGGAAGCGGATAGCAGCACACAAAGCCAGACCCCACCAAATCCCCTCATGACTACGCTCCCAAAGTAGACAAGCGCGTGATATCAACCCGCTGCTCAAAGATGATCCGTTGGGCCCCCGGCATCGGGGTCACCTCGTAATCAAATCGCAGAATCCCCTTGGCTAACTCAGTGGGTGGGTTTTTCCGCCGGTCGTAGGAACAGCGACCCCAGACGATTGCGCCCAAGGCAACCTGGGAATCCAGAAATGCGTTCACCGTGGATGGCACGTTGACGATCACGGTGTTGATCGGCTGGTCAATGTAGATCAGACAAGCCCGCTCCAGTGCGAACTGCATCACGTCAAGGGTGCGCCGCACTGAGATCAAATTGTCGATTTCAGCCGACGCTGGATAGCCTGCTGAATATGCGCCCCAAGACACGAACCCGGTCGCGTAATCCCGGTAAATCGTGGCCACGCCCGCGCCCGTCAGCAGGTTGACCTCTGAGTTGGGGTCATTGTGAATGGAGGTCAACAGCCGCTCCATCCCTTGAACCCCGTTCAGTTCCTTGTTCGATGGGCTGTACCAGTACCCGAACCGCAGATCGGTTGCGCTGGCCATCGCCACCCAACGACGCGAGTAGGGTTCAAGGCGCGGGGCATTGGTCGCCACATCGAAGGTTTCAACGTGGGGATAGCAGGGAACAACCCGCTTGGAACTGGTGAAAAAGTTTTCAGCCGGGCCAGCCGCGCCCCGTGATTCCAGGGCCTCTTGAGGGGTTAGCCCCATGGGTGCATCAATTGCCGCAAGCGCCCGCGTCCGTTCGGCAAAGGTCTCAAGTGCTTGCGCTACCTCGATCCGGTCTGACCATCCCGGCGCGGCAACCAACATCGGTTGGAACCCAAGCCGTTGCGTTGAACCCAGCCAAGCTTGGATGCCTGTGCGGCTCCCGTCTTCCAAAGTTTCGCCAATAATTTCGGCTGACGTGACCTCAGACGGATATTCATACGAGACGGTCACGGTTGCCCCGGACGCAATCCGCTGTTGCAACCCGGTCGTAACCCGCGTGATTGTGCCAGCAATCGGATTAATTTCGTAGTCGCGAGACTCTTCAAAAACCACGTTTTGCTCAGAGTACGCCACCCGAATTGCCCCATTGACGGGAATCCCGCCCGTGGGAACTCGCGTAATCACCCCGGACTCTACTGTGAAATCAGCCGTTTCCGCGTAGGTCGTGAACCCGTCAAGGCTTGTGACAGTCTGGACTTCCACTTTGGTATAGGTCACCCGCAGTCGGGCCCCGGACGGAATTGCACCGCCACCCACCCGGGTGACCACACCAGCGGCCACGGTGTAATCGGTAGTCAGGGTGTAAACCGTGCCGTTCAACCCTTCAACCGACAGGACATCGGCAGTCGGTTCACCCGTGTCGTAGGTGTTGGCGGTCGGAGCCAAAACTTTGGTCACGCGACGGGGCAAGGTGATCGAGTCCACGCCCTCCTCATAGGTGACAGATACGGTTGCATTGGCGGGAATCGCCCCCGTGGCCACGCGCGTGATCACGTTGTCCGCAACCGTGTAATCCGTGGTCAACTCGTAAACCGTATTGCCCGACTTGATCGAGACCAGAGTTGCCCCGGTCGGGATTGTGATCGTTCCCGGTGTACCGGCAAACGTCCGGCTCACGGTGTCTCGGTCGGCTCCCTTGAATCGGAACGAACCCGAGTAGTTGGCCGTTCCTTCAAGGCTGATCAGGTCGATGTTTGCCTCACCCGGTTTCGTGCCAACCAAGGTGAGCGCGTCGCCTGTGAATGCCGTGGTTTGGGTGGCCACGTTCAGGTGGATCGCGGGATCGAACACGTTGATGGCGATGATCAGCCCACCGCCCATGTCATCCCGAGCCTTTGCGTCGTAGGGCAGTGAGTAACCGGGGATTGCTGGGCCCAAATACCGGGCCGCGTCACGGTCGTTGGCGATCAACACCGGCTCGTTTATCTTCCGATCCGCTTCAGCCAGCTTGTGGATCGGAGCCGTGCCGATGAACCCGATGGTGCTGGTGCGGGTGATTTGCACCGGAACCAAGCCGGTCGGGATTTCTACGAATTGAACGCCACGAATATATTCGCCAATGGCCGCCATGTCTTAGTCCTCTGTCTTGTTCGGGATGATGAGCTGCTGAGGTGGGCTGGGATTTGCGTTGGGCGTGTGAGAATTGAGGGGTGGCGATTGAGGGTCGTTCGGGTCGCTGGGAGCCGGATCGGGGGCAATCGGCCGCCCGCCTGCATCCAACTGAATCGGAGGGGTTGGGAGCTGAGTGAAGGTGATCGCCTTGGCCAGTGGTTCGGGTTCGAGCGGGGTGTTGTCGGCAACAGCCAGAATTGGGACTGACACCTGTACCGTCCACTGCCAAATCCGGCGGGATGCCCGATCAACTCCCTCGTATTCCGAGCGCACCAACCCGATGGCGGCCCGTGCCGTTGGGATTTGCAGCCCAATCAATCGTGCTTGGGTGATCGTCACCAGGGACTCACAGGATTCGAGCGTGGTGTGTCCGATGGCGATTGTCCAAAGTGCCTCGCCTCGCTGTGTTGGGGTTGGCCTACCTTCGGATGCTTGCCACGTCACCCGTTCCAGCCCCACCCAGGCGTAACCCCTGAAGCTCCCCTTAGCCACGTCCGCTTCTGCTAACGGGTTTGGCTCTTTGGGCTCAACCCCGTAAGGCTCGAACGGAACCCGCAAGCGTTCGATGATGGCGGCCCGTTGTTGCGCGATCCAACTCACCATTGCCGCAACCGCTCCTGAGTAAAGGCTTGCGGCGCGACACCGTAGGAAATGTACCGGCTGTCAAGACCCGTACCGCTTTCAGGGGGCAACACACCACCGCCCTCTGAACCTTTTTGCCGCAATCGGGATAAGGCTAAATCCGCTTGCTTCCAAACGTCCTCTCCCTGATGAGGGTCAAGATGGTAGCGGGCGAACGAAAGGGCGATCCATTTGCGTGAGTCGTATTCGGACGTGGTGAGCGCGTTCCACTCCAGATAGGGGCCGGCTGCTGAGTTGATCACGGCCGTTGCCTGCTCAAGGTGCGCCGCCAACTTGCCCCAATCAGGTTCGGTCTTTAAATCCCGCCCTTCGCCGTTGCCGTTTTGGGTGAGCCGGATCGTCTCTTCGTATCCGTAGGTACGGACAAAATCATCGGGCGTGGCATAGTAATCCGAGTAATCGGGGGCATCTGTTTCCAGGTGCGCCTTACCAAAAGCGTGGTAGGAAACCCGGACGGACTCAGTAGGATCGATCCGCCCCGTCGCCACCCAAGTCAACAGGCCATGCTGCAAATCGACTTCGTAATCGATGCCTCGATCAAAGTCCGGTGGGCTGGCCGCCTGAAGAATCAGATCGGTCAAGCCTTGAGGGAGATAGCCCACCCCGTCTTGATTGATCGCGATTGGAGCCTGTACCACTGGCAACCCTGTAGCGGGTGAGTAGGTGGCCAGCACAATCGACAGCGGCTTGACCCGTCCAAGCGGTAGCGTCCTTACCTCACCCTCATCAGCGTCGTATTCGTAGTCACGGCCGGCCGTGAGCTGCGAAGTCAGGGCGGAAACCCTGAGACTCCAAAGCCACTGATCAGGCAACTCTAAGCGGACGCTGGCAAAAGTGACTACAAGGCTGCGGCGGATCATGGTTCGTCCGGTTCGGGTTCGGTCTTGCGACGGGGTTTAGGGGTTTCCGGCTTGGGTGGTTCCGGTCGGGTGTCGGGCGGTGGGGTTGGTTGCACGGCTTTGGCGTAACCCCGATTAATAAAGGTTTCGACAGCCCCTTGAGGCAAGGTCACAATTTCGCCCGGTTGCCGCCGTTTTCCGTCAATCGTCACGGATACGAGCAATTCGTACAGCACTTAAATCACCTCCTGAGCCAAGAAGGCCGCGCCCATCCCGGTCACTTCAACCTGACGGTCGTAGTTCACGCCGTAGACGACAGACTTTCGGTCTCGAACCTCGTAAGGAGTTTCGGCGGCCGGCATCCCTTGCAAAACGTAGGTATAGAACGCGCTGGGTTCCGCCCGACTCACGTCAACAGAGGGTGTGTAGCTGACCGTGCCGCGCGTGATCGCGTTGGGATTGACGTATGCCAGGATTGCCGATTTTGCCCAGGCCATATCGGTCAATTCAGCATTTTCAGCGCCGTCATCCAAATGCACCGCCTCAGCGATGATGACCTGACTCAACCCCCACATCCGGGCCAGCATTTCGGTGGTCAGCGTTTCGGAAGAGGTGTGCTTCAGTCGATCACGGATATCCTCGTGATCGTCCAGCGCGTCCCAAACTTCGGAGCCAAGTAGCAGGGTGTTGGGTTTTGTCCCGATAGATCGGCGGATTTCTTGGGCCCAATCCTTGACCTGCCGAAACGGGCGGGAACGGCTCGCACCCTCACCCACCGACCATTTGTCGTTGCCCGTGAGAACGGTTTTGTGGTTCGAGTCGTAGTTGGCAGGGTCGGCCACTGTCTCTGCGATTTCCTTCTCCAGTGCCAAGGCGTGACTGCCCATCAACGACAGCATCGTCGTGCGCTCATAGTTGAGTCCCACTCGCGATTCGGTTTCGGAGATTTCCGTGAGATCGGCCAAGTGCTCCAGGCTGTGTTGCGGAATTTCGTAAGGGTCGGCTTCATACCCCCACTCAATCCGTCGAGTCGTACCCCGTGGGGAACGTAGCGTGTTGTAGGTTGCGAAGCCTTCCTTACCAAACTTGATCACCTTGCCCGAGCGGGTTGGCGATTCCACGATGGGACAAATTGCCGTCCCAACCAAGGAAGCGTTTTTGAATCCTTGGGTGATCGTGGTCAGAACCGGGTCAATCCCGATTCGGCGGTCGCGTAGGTTCATTGGCATAGCAGTCCCGTCCTAGAAAATAACGATGTTGGTGAGCTGAGGATTGGTTGCGGATGGGGGTGCTGCCCACTCGTTTTGAGACAGTCGGAACGCGCCCGCTGTACCAGCTACAGCCAGCCCGGACGTACCAGGAGAGACGAATTGCGCTGCCATCGTGCCCGAGAATTTGTACCGGGGTGCGACCGCCGCGCCCGCGTCGGCAAAGTTGAAGCCCGATTGCACCCGGACGGCACAAAGCCCACCGGTCGCCACCGTCACCGCTTCACTAGGTAGCGCGTCATGCTGGGCAATCCCTAACTGCTGAGTTGCGGACGTGCCTACCCGACCCGACTGAACGTCCACAAATGTGAATTGCTTGATCGGCTCCGTGGCCACAACAGTCAAAACATCTTCGGGATGCTGTTCCGGGAAAATTCCAGCCATTACTTGCCCCCTACCGCGCCCAGTGCGGTCACATAGTCAACATTGTTTTCAGCCGCATAAGCCAGCACTTTTTGGTGCAAGGCGTAAGCATCAGGGTCAACAGACATCCCAGGCGGGGCATTGAAATCCGGGGCGATTGCCACCGGCTCCTCAGCGGGAACCACCGGAGCGGTTAGGTCATGCTCAGAAAATGCCGATGCGAGAAAGTCCAGGTGGAATGCCGCCAAGTCTTTGCCGCCTGCCGAAAACTCAGGCGATTGAATTTTGGACAGGGCCGCCAAGAACTCTAGCTGAGTTGCCTTGTGAGCCACCAATTCGGGACGGGTCGATGCGGCCGCGTCAAATTGCCGTTCGAGTTCCGAGAGCTTCAGTCGGTGTTGGGTGGCTGCGTTTTCCAGGGCCAGCGCCTGATTTTTCCGCTCCAATTCAGTCAAGCGAGACTGCATGGCGGCAAACTCGGGAGAACTGGAAAAGTCAGGGGCTTTGGGTTCGGGTGCGACCGGCGTTTCAGTCGGCTCGATCACCGCGCCTTCAGTCGGGACGGTAGGGGTTTCAGGCATGGCGGTATAGGTGTAAAGGTGCGAGTCTTCTTCAGACTCAAAGGCTGGAGTCAGGGGAATGGCGGGCGCGGTTGCACCCAACAGCCCAACATGGGCCAATCCCCATTTCCCCGGCCTGGGATTCGATGGGTGATCGGGATGCCAGAGCCGAACCGAGACCCGGCGAAACGGCTTGAATGGAGCCGACAAAAACTCACGGATTCCGGGAGCTAGCTTGTCTGGGTCGTAGGACACAAACAGTTTTGAGCCTTTCAACTTGATTGCTTCCACCCATCCCAACGCCGGATCGTCAGTAGCAGGGTGACCCGCCACCAACGGAACCGGAGCCGCTGCCAAGTCCTGATCAGCAATCTCGCTGACTTCGGCAGGGACGTACTCTCTTGCTCGCCCCGCTGAATCGGTGTGATTGCCGACCGCGAAAACCTCGATCTCTTGCATGGCCCGATCAAAACTACTGATCCCACCCTAGGAGAGTCCCCAAAGATTGCGGGTTAAACCACCCAAGAGCCATCACCTCAAGGGCTTGGGGCGATGGGGTTAAAGCGCTTTTGTCACAAAGGCAATCAGTAAGATAGGGGCTGTCGAGTTTTCTTTATTTGGTCGATCCCATGCCTCAATCCACCAAAAACCCCGTCCCTTGTGAGCGATTGCAGGCAATCCTCAAGGAACGGGGTTTGACCCAGATTGATTTGTGTTACACGGTTTTTGTGTCCTGTGGGGTCAAGCTGACCCCGCAGCATCTAAATGCGGCGATCAAGGGGCGTGAGTATCCTTCACTCCGGTTGCAAAGGGCGGTCTCGACAGCGCTGAATCTGCCATTGGGTGAGGCGTTCCCTGAGTACCACACCGTGGCCGAAACCCTGATCCGCTGGTATCAAGACTTACGGCAGTTGGGGCGGATTGATTATGCCCCGCTTGCAAGTTTGTCTGGACTGGATTACGCACGATTGGTCTCAATCTTGCGAAAACAGGACGCGCCAACCCACTGGGAACGTCAGGCTTTAGCTCGTGTAGCCGGGATGGGGGTGAGTGAGCTGTTCCCTGAGTTCTAACCGAGCAACGACTGAAGCCACTGCTCTGCCGTCTCTTTCAGTTTTGCCTCATGCCGGGCCCCGATGCCGATGAAGGGGCGGGGTGGGATGCCGCGAGATGTTCCGAAATTGTGGAACGGCGACTTGAAATCGGACGCGGTGATCGTGGCGGTGTTGCCCCCTGTCGATAGGGTAATCCCGCCTTGCATCGCCCCCGATTCCACCAACCCGTGGTAGTTGGGCCCGCCAACCCATCCGGCTCCATCGGGACTGACTTGGCTCGAATAATCCTCCATCGTCATCTGGTGTTGCATCTCACCCAATTGGGTGACCAGCTCCGATAGGTCATGCAGCTTGGATCGGATGCGCTGAAGGTCGGTTAGGGCCGGGCCGTCAATCGTGAATGAGAGAGACATGGTTAGCCTGCCAACGATTTGACCACGGAAATTGCCCCATCCCGAGAGGCCACGTAAACCTCAGAGGTTGCCGCAACGAACGTCGCTGAGATGGGTTCGGGGGCAACCGGGATGCGGGCCACCCGTTGGTTGTCACTCAATCGGATCGCCACCAATTGGTGATAGCCCTCACAGGCCACAAACGCCCGACCATTGGCAGAGTCAATCGCCACTGACACCGGACGCGCCGTAGTCCCGATGGCCACCGACCCGACCGCCGCACCTGAGATGGTGTTGAGGATCGTCACGTTCCCTGAACCCCGGTTGGCTACAACAGCCCGACCCAAGACCGAATCAACCCCAACCCCAATCGGGAACGACCCGACCGCCACGGTGGTAATCGGGGTATCGGTGACGGATGAAATCAGGGTCACGTTGTTGCTGCCTGAGTTAGCCACAAACAGGGTTTGCTGCACTGAGTCAAAATCGATGCCGATCGGACTACTGCCGACCGTGACCGTCGTGGTCTGAGTGCGCGTTGCCCGGTCGATCACCGCCACTCGGTTGTTGGCGCGGTCAACCGCGTAGAGCTTGCCACCCACAACAGCTAGACCTTCGATGAAGCTTGTCCCGCCAACGTCAATCACCGTTGTGGTCTGGGCATCGATGGCGACTTCAAGGATCTGAGACCCAGCGGCTACATAGGCGCGGTTTTCGGATGCCTGTACCGCGACCCGTCCCGAAGCTTCGGTAGCTGTCGAGTAGAGAAATGCATTGTTGGGTGCTAGCAGGTTGTACTGAACTTGGTAGATCGAACCGCCCGACAGCGAAAAGTCCTGGGTAATTGCTTTCGATGTCGAATCGATTGCGAAGATTCGATCCGAACCTTCATCGCTGCCCACTGTGGCGATCACCCGATCATCGTCAGCAGCGACGGCAAATACACGGGATTCGTAGACCGCCCGTTGCGGCCCGGCTGCAACCGATGCGGTCACGCTGCCGGTGGCCGATGCACCACCAAACAGTTGGAAGCCAGCAATAACAGGATGCACGTACAAGGTGTCGCTAGTGCCCGTGATCCGAAAGCGCCAGTGGCGATAGGTTTGAGCGGTTGACAATGCGAAAACCTTTGTTTCGTAAGATTTCCATGCGTTTCCACCTGAGACTGCAATGGATTGAGTGTCAACCGTTGTCCATCCCGAATCGTCTTGAAAGTTGGCGAGTGTCCCATCTTTACCTTGCAGCGTCCAGTTAGTGGGATAAGTGCCGATTGCCACCTGTACCGAATAAGACGTGACCCGAGTAGGGCTACCGAAGCTCACAATCACCCAAGTTGGATAGGATGTTGGCGTAGAGGAAAAGGGCGATAACACAACCGCCGTATCAATGCTTTGATCAAAAATCTGCCAAGTTGATTGATCAGAGTAAGGAATGCGGTCGGGTTTAATAACGTTGTACGCCCTGTCCCGACTCCCAACCAAGATCGGGCTAGCTGAGATGTCACTGGTTAGCACTGGAATCAGCGGCTTGGGTACTGTCGAGGCCCCCGCGTCCTGAACCTGCGAGGTCGTGTCCACAATCCCGAGCGAAACGGTCTTGGTCACGCCGCTTGCCACCTGAATCGAAGCGATGTTGGCGGCCACGGCTGCACCGCCCCCGGTGTTTCCCAACGGCGGGATTGGCTCGAAACGGGATTGGGCGGCATCCCACGCCAAGGTGTAGCCATCAGCCACGCCGGTCAAGTCCACGGCAAAGTTGGCGGGCAAGTCGAGAGCCAGTTTTAGGGTATCCGGGGTAATCACAACCCACTTATTCCCAGCGGCTTGGTACTGGAGCAAAACGCCATCAACCAACCCGGTCAAATCAACGGGACGGCCACCCACAGATGACGATGTGGCGATGGCAGATTGCACCGCGAGCGTCAGGGTGTTGAGGGCTTCAGTGTTTTCGGCAAAACGTTGGGCGATAGTGCTAGGCATGGCTTAAAGGGTGGCGAGCTTGAGGGATTGGTTCGTGAGGATGGTGATCTTGGTCATATCGAGCGTGTTCTGGGTCAACCAGGGCACGTCGCACAGCATGGTCAAATCGTTGCCGTCATCGGTGATCGTGATCGCTTCGATGGGGAGTCCCGACAGGGCTAGGGTGATTTCCACCAGTAGATCGGAGACGGCAGTGGACTTGTAGAGCAGCGGCGGGGTTGATCGGGCTGCGATTGCGAAAAGCTCACCCGTATCGAGGAAGCACCCCACTTCGGTGATCGGGGTCTCCAATCCTGGGTCTGTGAGGTAGCCCGCAATCGACACCTCATTCGGGCCTGAGTCTGTCCAGTCCGAGACCGGGAATCGGGCGATCTCGCTCTTGAGCGCGGTCTCGGTTCCGTTGGGTGGTGTGGCGTAAGTGCCTGTACCGATCGCGATTTCCACGATCTGTACCGACAGACCCGCGATCCGAGCGTCGGTGGCGGCTGTGATGCCTGCGTTGGTGATGAGGGCTGGGATCATAACTGAAACTCCAGAATCAAAGCGTCGAGGCGAGAGCGAATTGGGTCGCCATCGGGTGAAGGTAGCTGCAATTTCAGCAGGTCAATTGCTGACAGAAACGCCATCACTTCGTCGGGTTCCGCTCCATAAGAACAGCAGGCATCAATTGCTGATGCCAATAACGTTATGGCGAGAGTAACATTGGGTGAGGTTAACCCAATCGCTACGGCATTTTGGTACTCGGTTGTTGACAGCAACGCGCGACGAAATGAGAGCCATCTGTAAGCAGAATCGACATTAATTAGATGAGCGTGTTGAGCTTCCGATGGAGTCATCCCGTCAGGAACCCCAATCTCAAACGTCAAGCCGTTGTGCGCGAATTTGTGGATCACGGCTCGTACTCCCCAAATAACTCAATTTCTTGGAAGACAAAAATAAGACTGCCGTTGCTATTTGCCGCCGTTTGAATGAGTGCCAATTGATTGCCACTTACTGGAGTCGTGACGGGGAAGAAAAAATAATTATTTACCCCCGTCAATTGAGATTGTCCTGTCCAGCTTTGTACCAATGTCCAGTTGGTAACCTCTGTGGCACTACTTAGTCCAGTGCCGGTATTTACTCGCAAGGCAAAAGAGCGAGGGTCTGACCCACCAATCCCGCCAAGCTGGATCCAGAAACCAGTACAGCGAAACTGTTTTTGAAACTGCCAGCCGCGCCAAGAGTTCGCAAGGGAGGAAGTGTGGACGTTTTGTCCGCTTGCAACACGATCTGTAAGGTTTGCTACCGTGTTCGCCAGCTCACCGCTAGTAGCAGCAATAACAACTCCATTAGTGACGGGGTTGACATAGGATCCAGAGCCGCCACCAAGCCAATGGAAGAGACCGTGAGCGCTGTTGGGATTTTGAGGGTTATTGGCCAACGGTGTTCCGCCGTAGGCAAAAACCAAGGAGGGTGGCTCGCACCCTTGAGCAATCCAGTTACCTCCACTTGCGATAAAGACTCCGCGCTGACCCGGCAAAATCCGAACCCGATCTGTTGCTGCAATTGCCGCGCCTGTTGACCGAGCAATCCCCGATATCGTTGCCGTTCCACCGCGCACAATCGTGATCGCCGCCGTGGTGTCGTTGATCACGTTGTGAGAGCCAGAGGCACTGGCTGGCAAGGTTAGTTCGGTCACGCTTCCATCAGCCACGCAATTCTCATTGGCGCTGAGTGTGGCGTTAGCGATTCGGACTGTCCAAGCCAGGTTGCCACCGCCGGCCGCCGTACTCCAGACGATTGCCGACCCATCAAAGGTCACAACTTGCCCAGTTGTTGCGCCTGATGTCGAAAGCTTCGAGAGGGCCAGGGTCGGGATTTGGGCGGATGGGATTAGCGTTGATGCGTCCAGACTGGCCACGCCATTTGCAGCACCCCGCGCGGTCGTGTCGAGCTTGCCTGAGAGAGCGGTCACCAGTCCCGTGACATCGGATTGGGCAATGGCCGCCCATGCCCCATCCCCTCTCAGATAGTTCGCCGCCGATGGCGATCCGGTTCCGAGCCGTGCGGATGCGAAAACGCCAGACGTGACATCAGCGGCCGCGTGGGTGTGAGATAGAGCCGATTTCCCATCCAATGCCGCCTGAAGCCCCACGGTGTCGGCAATTGCCAGCGTCACCGCCCCGGTCTTGCCCGCAACCGAAGTCACGATATCGGGAGGGATCAGCCATTCAACCCAGTTCGATAGGGTCGTTGCCGGTTCCGCCGTGAGGATGAAGGTACGGCTCACATCGGTACGGCGGGCTAAGTCGCCAGTCTGGGCGGCCAATGCCAGCATCGCGGCTTCCGATGCCACCGTGAACACTTCGGTGATGGCCAGCGCGGGCAATTGAGCGTTCGGGATTTTGCCCGTCCCGTCCAGAGTCGCCACGCCACCCGAGACACCCAAGGATGAGGTCAGCACCCTTGCATCCAGAGCCGCCTGCAACCCAGTCACATCTGAGATGACGTGGGTATGGGTTAGCGCGGCTTTTGCGTCCAGAGCGGCTTGCAATCCTGAGACAGCGGCAACGTTCAAAGCTTGCCAGGATGAATCCCCCCTGAGATATGCCCCGGCGTTAGCCGTGCCAGACCCGAGCCGTGCCGTGGTAAACGTGCCGGATGTGATGTCAGATGCAATGTGGGTGTGGACTGACGCGGCTTTTGCGTCCAACGCGGCTTGGAGTCCCGTGATCGTGGCGATTGCCTGGGTTCCGGTATGAGTTGCGCGATCTCTGAGTTGAGCGTCCGTTGCATTGGCGGTCGCGCCTGCGGCCACCCCGTCAAGCTTGGCTTTGTCAGCAGCGGTCATGGCCCCTGCAATCGAAGTGGTGACGATGGGCAGTTGAGCCACTGGCACTAGCCCGGATGGATCGAGGGACGCAACCCCAGACGGTTGGGCTAACTGCGAATCATCAAGCTTCCCATCCAACACAGCGGTCAGACCCGACACATCCGAGATGGCAATCGGAAGCGTGACGCTACCACCGCCACCGGAGCCACCGGAGCCACCACCGATAGACCCGCCCAGCGACAGACCCGATAGGTTCTCGATGCTAAACACAGACGGGTAAAGCAGGAGCCGCAAGAACAAAGCCCCGGCTGGCGAGTTCAGTAGGTCGATGTCCGTGCCCACCGCAACCCGAGTCATCGCCAACCAATCGAGCGACGCGGCAACCGCAAAGGTCGTACCGTTTACGGCGATCAAAGTCGAATCGGAACCCGCCGACAGGGCGATCCGAGTCAACCCCGTGCCCAGCGTGATCGATTGGGAGTAAACCTGAACGCCTGCTGTGTTGAACGCCCGAATCAGCCCGCCATCGCCGGACGCGGTACGACGAATTTCGATCCGGGGCTTTGAGCCTGTGGTGGCTCCCAAGGCAAACAAACAGCCATCAACCGCCGCACCGGGATAAAGCTCTGCGTAGATTGAAGCTGAATCGGCAGGCGTGAGCGGGGTTGAAAGTGTCGAACTGCGAGTGTCGATTACCTTGGTTGCAACTGCCGTCGTAGTCAAGGTTCCAAGGTTTGGCACGTATCCAGCCGGGGCGATCTGCGTACCCCAAAACACCACCGTGCCCACCGCGCCCGCCAATCCGCCTGGATAAATTCGGATCCGGGTATTTGCCACCGATGCCAGGTTTGCGACAAATCCGACATACCACCAACCGTTCGGGTAGCGCTCGACTCGGATGTTGCTGGGCACGATGGCGCTGTTGTCGGGCGTGGCAATCCCGGTGGTCAGGTCAAAGGCGCAACGGGAGAAGGTCGTGCCGTTGTCGCCTGACAGCCACAGGGTCACGACCGAGGCAGAGCCAGCCCGGAAAAATCCCGAGACCGCGTAGTTGCCCGCCCCTTCGGTGGGAACCGAGACCACGCTTTGTTGGGTGTATCCGCCTGAGAGTGTCGAGCCAACTTGCACCGCCCCGGCTGTACCACCGGGATTGTTCACGCCCGATGTGGCCGCCACCGTTGCGCTCACCACCGTCCATCCCGTAACAGAAGTGTTATAGGCGCAATAATTCCGAATTTGCCCCTCTGCCAACAGCCCGGCCGCGTCGGGAGCGTAATGGAGCCGAGCGGTTGCGGCGGTTACGTACAGCCGACGTGAGTTAGCCCGGTAGGCGCTGGTTGTACCTGAGAAGGCAGGGAACCCAGACACGACCTCTGAGACCCCACCGCGCCAATCGACAGCGGCAACCGGAGCCACGCCCCCGATCACGGGATGCCCGTTCGCATCGACTGGAGTGCCACCGCCGCCCGATGGCTGTTTCCATTCCCAAGCGGTTGCGCCCGTTGCCGTCAAGACCAAACCTTGTGAGGCCGCGTTGGATGCGGTTGCGAGCTTTTCATCTAGCGCGGTCTGGAGTCCGGTAATCGCGGCCACGTTCGGAGCCACCCATGAGCCATCCCCTCTCAGATAGTTCGCTGCCGATGGAGTACCCGCGCCAAGCCGTGCGACCGAGACTAGCCCGGATGTGATATCCGCACCCGAATGGACGTGAGCGGTTGCGGCTTTCGAGTCGAGCGCGGTCTGCAAGCCTGGAATATCGGTGATCGTAAGAATCACATCACCGATATCGCCATTAACGGATGAGACGGACGTGGTAGCAGAAATTTGAACCCAGTTGGCAAGGGTGGAAGCCGGTTCCGTCTGAAGGATAAAAGTTTGCCCGGTATCCGTTCGGCGGGCAACATCCCCCTGCTGGGCGGTTAATGCCAGCATTGCCGCTTCGGAAGCCACCACGAACGTTTCGCCAATGGCCAGCGACGGGATTTGACCGGGCGGGATTTTGCCATCGGAACCGAGAGAAGCCACGCCGGACGGTTGCCCTACCGTACTGCTCAATACCCGAGCGTCAAGGGCGGGCTGCAATCCGGTCACATCAGCAATGACGTGAGAGTGGACGGACGGCGCTTTTCCATCCAATGCGGTCTGGAGTCCGGTGATCGTGGAAATTCCCTGAGTGTGGGTGATCGGCGCTTTCCCGTCCAATGCGGTTTGCAGCCCCGGCACATCTTCAATGCCACCCACGGATCCGCCCCCAATCCCATCGGGAATCTGAAGGATCGGAATCTTGCCCGTCGCGTCCAATGTGGCGAAACCGTTTGGCTCCCCTCGCTGCAAGATGTCGATGGGGCTGTGTTGGTGGATCGCATTGGCCTTGCCCGCCACTTGCGCCTGCAATGCAGTCAGGTCAACCCCAACCCCCAACTCTTCCTTCACCGCGCCCCAAGTCACGGTCTTGTCGAACGCGCCCGGACGCGACACCAAAAGCCGGTCGCCATCTTGAAGGTCAGCGCCGGGTAGGGTCTCAAGATCGGAGACGGTGATATCGAATTGGTCTGGCATTAAGGAACCCCCGTCACGGGCAAATCGAGAGCAAGCCGGCCGCCGCCCTGGAAACCCAACCGCAATCCCGATTGAGTCGAGACCACGGTTGGGATCTTAGGAGTCGAGACCGTGAGCCTAGCGGTTAGTCGTTTGCCGGCCGCTGCCCTGATTGTTGCCTTTGGGCGTGGAATCCCGGCGTTAACCCTGGCAATCACCGTCCCTCTTTTGGATGCCGCGACCCGAGCCGGGCCCAACTGTGGACGGGTTGCAATGGCCAATTCAAAACCCGACCGGGCTGGTTTGGCGGCTTCGATCAACTGATAGGCCTTGGCCCAAAATGCTGGGTCGGATACATCAAATCGCGGATCACCCGATGGCAATCCCTCGCCATCGATCGCGACCCTGAAGGTGTGGACTTGACGGCGTGGGATGGATTGCCACCACTCAGAAATCACCACGCTGGAAATCCCTAAGACCCCAAGGGCCCGCTTCACTGCAAACGGGGTTCCTTTGGTGCGATGCAACTCGATTGACCGCCACAGCAGTTCCCGGTATTCCGATTCCGTCATCTCGGGAACGACGAACTCGGAAGCGCTGAGTTGGGTGATCAGGCTTGGAATGGCCGTGGCCGTCACCCGGTCAAAGTCGTACACCAGGGCGTTGGAGTAAGGCAGATCGGCGTATGCCGCGATCAACTTCCAAAGCGCTTGCGTCCGGTCATCTTGAGCAATCGATGGCTGAATTGGATTCATCAATCACCACCCAACTCGAAGTATTTCCGATTCGTTTCGTCGTAGCCTTCCCATTCGATCAAATGCCGGAGGGTCTCAGCATCTTGGGGCAAGGGCGTGATTTCCCCGTCGTAATCCGACCCGACCGGCTCTAGGGAGTGTCCGCAGTAAAAGGCTGATGGCGGGCAAGCTTTTGACCAGAAGGCGGCATCGTTCGGGAAAACTTTGCCCTCCATCGCCGTGTGGGTTTCGCGCGGGTTTTGCACCTCTCGCACCCGGACATACCGGACATACGGCGCACCCTGAATCGAGTTCCAGACCTCACCACGCCGTTTCTGCTCTGCCTGCAAAAGCTCGATATTGGCCGCGTCAAACACCGAATCGAACTTGCCGGTCAAGCTGAAGGCAGGGGGTTCGGGATTGAGCCGATCGGCATTCGGATCGGGCGGGATGGGAGCGACCGGCTCAGGTTCCGCAAATACCGTCCCGTAAATTTCCGTAACGTAATCCGGGTCAAGCTTCCGGCCGGTTGCCGCCGCCAACTTCTGGTCACGATCCGCCCGTTCCGTCAGATTCTCGACATCATCGAAGTCACGCCAGATGGTTGGGGCTTGGGCGGATGGGAAATTCAGTCGCGTGATCCATTCAGCCAGGGTATTCAACGCCGCACCGCTCAAAGCGTCCGAATCGGACTTGGCTAGCTTCATCGCCACCCGTTCGGCCACTTCATCCCGAGCGCGGGAGCCACCGCCTGATTGCTGATTGGTTAAAGCGGTCTGACCACCGATGACGCGGGCGATCTGATTATCGAGAAATTCAACCATCGTGTGCTGAATATCCCGATCATTTCGTGTTGATTCCAAGAAGTCAATCACCACGCCATCGGGAGCTATCAGGTGATGTTCAGGGGCGAAATACTCAAGAAATGATTTAACCTCTTCATACACGGGATGCCCCTCACCCACGCCAGCGGGAAACATTGCCCTAATCAAAGCCGTGGCTCGACTAACCGCAACTAGCCAATCCTTAAGGCAATCCTTTTTGAATTGGTAATACCACCAAAGGACAGAGCCTAACCCTAACCCGTAAGGATTGGAGCCGCCGCCGATATCAAATGTGTAAACCAGGATTCGATAGGGCGTGGTGATAAACTCCCCTCGGAATGGCTTATCGCGCGTCAGAATCTTAACGGCATATCCCATGTGGGTGACAGCATTTCGTGGCGTGTCTTTTGTCACCAACTCGAACTTAATTCGGCGTGACGGAATGGGAGTGAACCCCGCAATCTGCCAACCGGATCGCCCCTTCTGCCATGAGACCTCTACCGCCTGGAATCCTCTGAGAATTGCCATCATTAAAGATGAGCAAAACTGATCGAAGTTGACGCTGGAAGGTGCGCCCGATTCTCGTTTCGCCCCCGCCCAACGAACACCTAAAAGCTGCTCAGAAACCAAGTCGGCTGCTTTTTTATCCGCTCGTTTTTCGGACGCGGGAACCACCCGAACTTCTCGCGATAGTGTTGCACCGATTCGGTTTTGAAGACACGCTAAAGCGTTCGGGTCTTTGAGGATTTCATCATATTTTGAAATATCCGAACTGAGGATATTTCGTAATAACAAATCCTCAATTGGAATTTCGCCGGACGGGAGCCAATATCTTGGATCGTTCTCGTATCCAGCAATTCGATTGGGCGTGGTTAATCCTTGGGGCATGGGTGGCAACAGGTCTCGGATGCTTCCATCGTGCCGGATGGGGCGGGATGGGGGTGGTTAACTTCAAAACCCAGCCAATCCCCACGGCCGCACACCCGCCACGATCCGACCAACCGCTTTCGGCGCGGAATGCCCGCCCACAACGGCATCCGCAAGGTTCGGTGATCGACCCAACCGCGCCCTGGTCTTGCCCTTATCCTCGATTCGGATTTTGTCGGCGGCGGTCAATTCCCACCAGATCGCGCTCATTTCTGTGAACAACTGATCCTCAACATCACCCAACGGTGCGATGGCAGCCTCACCCTTTTCAAATGCCATCCGCAATCGCCAGAACTGTTCGGCTTTGGCATTCAGGAATTGCACCGGGTCGGTTGCCGCGCCGCCCCAATCGAACGGACAGGCCGCAATCCCATCCCGCCGTAGGTTTCCGAGCGCACCCGCCCCAACACCCGATCGGTCAACGGCCACGGCCGCGCCCTTCGGAATCTGACGGGCTAGCCATTGGGCGGCTCTGGGTACGTCTTCCCAATCCCCTTTGCCCGGTAGCGAATCTACCTTGACCAGCAACGAATCGCTCCATTCACTCATGGCCGAATCGTCACCACCATCCCCAACGTCCAGACCAAACCGGCTAACCGCCCTTGGGTTACGCCACTTCGCTGGGTTCGCGTCGTATCGGGCCCGTGCTGCTACCAACAATTGGCGCGGGATGACCGATTGCGCCGCGTCCGTCGGGAACGTCGCCTCGATCCGTGCCTGCCATCGGGGGGACGACTCACCCCATTCAGCCCGTCGCGCTTCGATCCATGCTGGGGTGATCGCACCGGGTATGGCGGCTGGTAACTTGGCCAGTTCCGTGGGGTCAACGGGAAATCCCGGCTTGAGGCGATGCACCCCATCTGAGTCGAGTTGGTAGAAGGGAGCCACGTTCGGATGTCGCCATGCCGCCAACCGAATCACATCACGCGGGTTTTTGCCACAGGCGAGAGCAAAGGGCGTTTGGGCGCGGGTCGGGTTGCCGATGGCCAGCAGTCGGTTATTGTCCAAGTCCGTCAAGCATGACACCATACCCGTCCACACGTCCGGGCTGATACCACAAGCTTCATCAGCGATGATGAGCAACCGGGGGGCGTGAATCCCCTGAAAATTCGTATCGCTCGTGTCGCGGGACGAGAAGCCATAAGCCTGGGCGGTTTCATCCAATCTGAGAAAAGTCTGGCCACGCTCGCCACCCAATACAGACCGATGTTCATCCCACGCTTTCCGCACGTACCGCCACAAAAGTTCCTTCATTTGCCGCGCGGTTGGGGCCGTGGAAATTACCAGCCCGCGCCAACAGAACACGCCCCACAGCAGCAGCATCGCCGCGATCCAGGTCTTGCCTTGCCCGTGGGAAGACGGTACGAGGGTAACGGGACGGGCAATGACATGATCAACAATATCCCGCTGGTCTGGGGTAAGTTCAACCCCAAGTGCCTCACGGAAGAACACCACCGGGTCACAGTCCGTCCAGTCCCGTCCGGTGATTGCCCCTGCCTTCTGGGCATTCTTGATGAGGATTAATTCAGCCTTGGGAGTGAGGGTCTGCTGATAGCTGGCCATGCAATCCTGGAATTTCTAATTGGGTGACGCTGTACCCGTTGCTGCTCAGCTCTTTGATCATGTCGCTGTACGAGTAGGTCACGCCTTGCACCCGCGCCAATAGGTCGTAGCCTTTAAACACCGCTTCCCACCGTTCCGAATCGGTCGCGCCTTGGATCGCCTGGATCAGTCCGTTGGCAATCCATGAGCGCACGTCTTCAAGGCTCCCCTCAAAATCCTCTCGACATTGAGCCACGGCGGCCCGCCAATACTCACCCGCCAACTCACGGTCAATCCCGTGGTAAGTCTGCAAATGCCGAACAATTTGCCCACGGGTCTTAAGCTGTCCCAGCAGGCAATAAACTTGATCAACGATGGCGGGATCGAGAGCGGAATCGAGCGACATATTTGGTATTGTGCCGGTCAAGCCAAGCTCAATCCCGTTAACCGTGACAGCTTTGAGCCTCAT